TCGCGATGTTTTGGGGCATATCGGTCGTCCTGCGCTTGTGCTTACCGATCCGCCTTACGGGATGGATTATCAGTCCGCCTGGCGGACTGAGTGGCAGCGGCAACTTCAAAGTCACGGTCGATTCAACCAAGGGCGGGATGGCGAACGCTGAGGGCAAGGTGCCCTAAGTCAGACTCCCGATTGAGGCCGCTCGCGCTCCAACGAAGTTTACGATATTCTTTCGATCCTCGTGAACCGGAAAGCATGCGAGTATCTCTGCGCCTGTGACGCGGCGTTGGCGCCGTGGGTCGAGCGAATTGGACCAATCAAACATAAAGCCCGCCGCCTGGCGCCGTTTCATGCGCTGATCCGCGCGATCATTCATCAGCAACTCAGCGGCATCGCGGCGGGAAGCATTGCGCGGAAATTCCAGGCGCTGTTTCTCGGGAACGAAATGCCGACGCCGCAACAGGTGCTCGCGACGGATCCCGAGACCTTGCGCAGCGCCGGGCTTTCGCGAGCGAAGCTCGCGTATATTCTGGACCTCGCACAGAAGGCGATCGATGGAGTCGTGCCCACGCTGGAGGAGGTGGACACGCTCACTGATGAGGAACTCATTTCGCTCCTCACTCAAATCAATGGCGTGGGCCGATGGACGGTGGAGATGATGTTGATTTAACCCGTCGCCAATTATCAGAGCATTCCTACCGATTGTCCGAAAAGTGGGCGTTTGTCCCGCTTCTCTTTTTTTGCCCTGAACAGGTAGGTATTTACCCCAATTTTGCGGAGGCCGCTAACCCATGAAGCCCTATTATCAGGATTCCGCGTGCACGATTTACCATTCGGACGCTCGCGATGTTTTGGGGCATATCGGTCGTCCTGCGCTTGTGCTTACCGATCCGCCTTACGGGATGGATTATCAGTCCGCCTGGCGGACTGAGTGGCAGCGCAAGCCGAAGATTCACGGCGATGACGCTTTCCCGCTGTGGCTGTTTGATGTCTCGCCCACCGTTGCCCTATTCGCGTGTTGCAGGTGGGACAACCTAAAAGATATTCCAGCGCCAAAGTCATTCATCGTGTGGGACAAGTGCCGTCATGGCATGGGCGACCTGATGCACGAATTTGGCCGGCAATGGGAGGCCATCGCGTTCTACCCGGGCCCGCAACACAAGTTCACCCGCAGGCCGGTTGACGTTATCCGCGTGCCGTGTATCGCGCCCGCAGACTTGGTGCATCCGAACGAGAAGCCGCAGGAGATGTGGACGCCAATTATAGAGGCACACGAAAACGAAACCATCGTGGATCCGTTCATGGGGTCCGGCAGCACTCTCAGGGCGGCGAAAGACCTCGGGCGCACTTCCATCGGCTGCGACATCGACGAGCGACACTGCGAAATCGCGGCCAAGCGACTCGCGCAGGAAGTTCTACTATTGGAGGCAACCACCCTATGAGCCAGTTCGGCATTAAACCAGCCGCGAGGTCGGCAACTTTATGAGCAACGAAACCCAAGCATTAACGACAACCGACAAGCCGGAGAAATTCTCTGGCGAAGTCGGCTTCTTCAACGCGGACGGATTCGAGTACATGCAGCGCGTGGCCGGAGTGTTTTCCGGCTCCACGCTCGTGCCCGAAACCTTCCGCGGCCCACAGAACAAAGCCAGTTGCGTTATCGCAATCGACATGGCGCATCGCATGGGCGCGAACCCGCTGGCGGTCATGCAGAACATCTACATCGTTCACGGCAAACCGTCGTGGGCATCAACTTTCATCATCGCGGTTATCAACACTTGCGGCCGGTTTGAGCCGCTGCGCCTCGACGTGGACGGGACCGGTGAAGATCGGCAGTGCATCGCCTGGACGACAGCAAAGGGCAACATCCTGCCGCCGGAAGTCGGGACGCTCGCTGCCGCTAAGGCGAAAGGCTTCGCGGTATTTGAAGGCCCCGCCGTTTCAATCCGCATGGCCAACGCGGAAGGCTGGGCAACCAAGAACGGTTCGAAGTGGAAAACGATGCCCGACCTGATGCTGCGCTACCGGGCGGCAACGTTCTTCGGGCGTCTCTACGCGCCAGAGCTGCTTATGGGCATGAAGGCGCAAGAGGAGATTCACGACATAATCGATGTGCCAGCGGAGCGGGTTACGCGGGCAACGTTCAGCGCGCCAGAGCTGAAAGCCATTGCGGACGCGCCGGTAATCGACCTGCCGCAGAACATTCTCGCCAACTACATGGTTGAGGCTCGCGTCTCATTCGCCGATTTCAAAGACTGGCTCACCAGCGTTAACCCGGTTTCCGGCGTAAATTACGAGGACATCGACGGCTACGAAACCGTTCCGACGAAGGTTTGCGAGCGCCTGCTTTCAGACGAAAAACTGCTGGCCAAGTGCGCCAAGACATTTGGGAAGCAGCCATGATACCCCCTAACACTCCCGGCGTGTTCCACGGCGTTCCAGCGGAGACCTATTTCGCCGCGCCGGGGGTGTCCCACTCCATGCTGTGCAACATGAGCCCGCCGGCAAAGCTACCCGCCTACCTGGCGCAGAAGCGAGAGCCTACTGTCGCGATGATGATTGGGACGCTGACACATCACAAGTTGCTGACACCCAACGACCCGCTTCCCGCGATCGCCATCAAGCCAGAGGGCATGAAGTTCTCGAACACGGAAGGCAAAGAATGGAGAGCGGCGAACACTGGTAAGCTCATCGTGAAAGAGTCCGACTGGCTGCTGCACGAAAGGCTTGCGGAGTCGATAACTGAGAACGAGGACCGTAAGGCAATCTTCGCCGAAGGGTCGCCAGAGGTCGCGGTGTTCGCCGCCAGCGATGTGCATGACGGCATTCTTCGGAAGTGCCGTATTGACTGGGTGCCGAAGCATGGGAATGCGCTGGTGTGTATCAAGACCTGCCGCGATGCGAGCCCTGACGGCTTCTCAAAGGCGCTTTGGGATGAAAGCTACTTCACGCAAGCCCCGTGGTATTTGGATACATGGAACGCGGCGACCGGCGAGGATCGCAAGGCCTTCGTCTTTGTCTGCGTCGAGAAAGAGCCGCCGTATCTCGTCGCGTGCTACGAACTCGAGCGCAAGGACATCAACCGCGGGCGCGACATCAACGCCGCCCGGCTGGACACGTACGCGCGTTGCGTCAAGGCCGGATATTGGCCGGGGTATTGGCCGGGAATAAATCCGATTGGGCTGCCAGCGTGGACAGATGCAAAGGCCGTCGCTTGATGCTCACCCAAAATCTATGACACCTGAACAACTGCTAAATTGGATAGCCGCTGGATGCGGTGCCGTGTTTATCGTCGCACTGACTGCGGGCGCGATTTGGGGTGGCTACAAAGTGCTCAAAAGCTTCACGGAGGAACTATGACCCGCCCCACCGTCCGCCAATCGAAGCGCCAGATGGTCGGTCGCTCAATCATGGGGTCGTGGATGCGGGCGGCGAAAGAGTCCGACCCTCCGCGCGTTCAAGTCGCCTGCCAGAAATGCGGCCAGCCGAGCGAGCAACTTTTCGCCGCTGGGCCGGGACTGATTTGCGCGGGGTGTAAACAAGAGAAGGAGCAACAGGCCGAGCGATGAGAAGCGTTGGCGATGATTTCCTGTGTTCGTGGCTCTCAAGCTACGAGTGCGGGTGGGCTAAACGCCGCAATCGAAAAGTGAAGTTCGCCAATAAGAGACGAAGAAAAAGCATATGAGCAGACCAGACAAAATCGAAACCAAGACCATCAAACACGTATTCACGGCAGACGAACGAGCGCAGTTGCACAACGACTTGCTCGTTGCGCTGGCAACCAAAGACACAACCGATGACGACTTTGAGAACGTCAAGGCGACGTGGAAGGCTAAGGTAACAGAAGCCGAGGCCCGCGTTGGAACACTCGCCGCCACGCTGCGCGCCGGGTTCGACATGCGCAACGCCCGTTGCCGCGTCGTGTTCCGTCCGCTCGACCGGAAGAAGGATTACTTTCTTGACGGGCAACCCGATTCGCCGCCGGTCCTGATTGAGGACATGACGGAGACCGACTTTCAGGAGGACTTGATTGCCGCCGAAGCTGAATTTGAACTGCGCGAGGAAATCGAACTGTTTCCACCGACGCCCACCGACAACGGCATCCTGGTTGTTGGCCGGCAAAACGACCGCTGGTTTTCTGCGGTGCGCATCCGCGTCGGTAGCAAGTCAATCAGCGAACGGCTGGACTCTGAGCAGCGCAACTACAAGAACCGTTTCGACGCCATTAAGCAGAGCGCAAAAACGGCGCAAACGTGGCTGAAGGACAACTTTAAGGAAAACGCGAAGGGATTCGATGGGCCAATCGAAACGGCCATTGAAGCGCACAGGGAGCGCACGGAATGACAACCCTCCAACCCGAACTGCGGCTGGTCAAGGAGGTGGCAGCGTGAGCCTCGTTACATTTACCGAAACGGTGTTGATGGAGGCGACCACTTGCGCGCACTGCGGGGTTGTGTTCGCGATGCCGAAGCACCTATTGCAAGAGTTCCGCGATTCACTAAGGGGCTTTTATTGCCCGCACGGCCATTCGCTGTCGTATCACAAGCCCACCATAGACAGCCTTCGCCAAGAACTTGCGGAAAAGGCGCGACAGCTCACGGCTGCCAAGTGTGAAACGCTGAATGAAAAGCAGCAGCGCGAGCGCGTAGAAGCCGAAAAGGCCAAGGTTGAGCGAAAGCTGAAGCGCGTTCAGCGCGGCGTTTGCCCGTGCTGCAATCGCACGTTTACCAACCTGCAGCGGCACATGAGCACGAAACACCCGGAGGCGCCACGCCCATGAAATCCCTAACCTTCTTCGTAGCCGGAATACCGAAGGGCCAGCCGAGGCCGCGAGCGTTTGCGCGGAAGATGGGCGACAAGTTTGTGGCGCGGGTGTACGACGACGGCACCGCGGAGAACTGGAAGTCGAAAATTGCCGAAGCGGCAAAACCGCACATTGCGGGCTTCGTTGGATTTGACGGTGCCGTGTCTATCGTCATGAACTTTTTCATGCCGCGCCCCAAGTCTCACTTCCGAAGCAACGGCCAACTGAAGGACGGAGCGCCGATTTGGGTCACCAAAAAGCCGGACGGTGACAACCTTGAGAAGGCCGTCTGTGATGCACTGACACAGCTTGGGATCTGGCGCGATGACTCGCAGGTTTGCGAAGTGTTGCGCCGAAAGCAATACGCACCTGGCGCCACAACGGGCGCGACGGTCGGGTGCTACATATCCGCACAACAACTGGAAGGAACACCTTGAGCCCACAACAAGAGATTTGGCTTGGCTCAGTTCTGCACCGCATTGCAGAGCACTGCCTACCTTGCGAGCGCGCCGGGCGTGTAACAGGCGCACCAATCAACCAACAATGAAAACAATAAAATGTGCCCTTAAAGGCGTTAGGCCGATGCTGATGAGCAGCGCGGCTATGATCGATCAAGACAATCCAGCCGTGCTGGCCATGAAGAAGGCCCAGCGGGAATTGAAGAAGCTCAAGAAATACGACGTGGAGGGGCAGGAGAAAAAGCGTCGCGAGATTGAGCGCCTTGAGTGGGAGGGTTCGCTGTACTGGGACAAGGCGCTGGGCTTGTTCATTCCTGGCATCAACCTGTTCGCGTGCATCGTCGAGGCGGCGCGCAAGACGAAGGCCGGCAAGCGTGCCGAAGCGGCAATAGTCCCGATTGAGGACGTGAAGATAATCACAGCAAAGCCTTATCCGAAAGACCTTAACAAGCTGTATGCGGCAGGTGAGTACGCTTTTCGTCACCCGGTTCGCATTCCACCAAAGACCGGTGCGCGACTGATGAAGGTGCGCCCAATGATCCCGACAGGATGGAAAACGGAACCAATCACGATTGAATTCGACGAGGACGAATTGCCGGAAAGCGATTTGCGCGAGGCTGTTCCTACTGGCGGGCGTTTGATTGGGCTTGGCGGTTGGCGCCCGCGCTTCGGTCGTTTCGACGTGGAGTGGCTATGATTTTTGCAACGCCTAGCGGAGTAAGGCCAGGTGAAGCGAAGCGGGGCTGGGCCGACGAGTTCGCCGGGCGGTTAACAGGCGATAGAATTTCCCGGCTAGGCGTAGCGGTCCAAAGCAAGGCTGCCCAGCGCCAAGCGTGGCCAAGTCGGGCTGAGCACGGCACACGAGCGCATCGGGCGGTAACAGATGCACCAGATTTCACCGCGACGCGATTCCGAGCACGGCTAGGCATATCCGGGCAAGGCGCAGCATCGAGAGTGCCGCGCGATACAGGCGCAGTAATTTTCCGTCGCTGCGCGACCCAAGGCAAGGCGCGGCGTGGCAAGGCGGAGCTTGGCCCAGCATCCGAGAACACCGGGCGGAAACAGGTGTAACTAAATCTTAAATGAAAAAACAAGACATCTCAGAACGTGCGGCGGTGCGGAAGATTCTCGGCAGCAAAATGCCGGAGTCCGACCGGGTGCTTCATCTGCGCAAGCAGGTTGATTTACAGCACTCACTGATAGCGAGGCTCCGCAACGCGCTCGGATCGCGGCAAGAGTTCGCGGACTCTGTGTGCGCCAGCGTGGCAGCAATGGAGCCTTTCCCACTGTTCGCGTACCGCGCGCCGAAGGGATCGCCAAAGCCCATCGTGGCCGTCCTCAAACTGTCCGACTGGCACATAGGGGAGGTCGTGAAGACCAGCGAGACCGGCGGCTTTAACAGGTTCAATTGGGCAATCGCGCAATCGCGCATTCACAACATCGTGCGCGACTTCTGCGAATGGGTGGACGTGCAGCGGAATTTCTACCGCATCGACAAGTGCGCGGTGTTCGGGGAGGGCGACTATGTGTCTGGCGACATCCACGGCGAGCTGTTGGCCACGAATGAGTTTCCGCTGCCAGAGCAAACCGCGAAAGCCGGCCTACTGCTCGGCGAGGTACTTCGGATTCTCTGCGGGCGGTTTAAGGAGGTGGAGGCGTTCCTCGTCGGCGCTGACAACCACGGACGGCTTCAGAAGAAACCTCAGGCCAAGCAGAAGACCAGCAACAACATGAGTTTTTTGGTTCACGCGCTGGCTAAATCGCACACGGCGATGTGCAAGAATCTGCGGATGACCGTGAGTGAGGACGCCAAGCTTCTGTGCAACGTCAACGGCAAAAAGTTTCTAATCGAGCACGGCGACAACATCCGCGGCGTTCTCGGGATCCCGTATTACGGCATCGGAAGGCTCATCGGCAAAGAGGGCACGCGCCGCATGAACACCGATAAGGGCTTTGACTATCTGTCCATCGCGCACTTTCACTGCCCCGCCATCATCGAAATGCGAACGCTGGTCAACGGCTCGCTTTCCGGCACGACTGAATTTGACCACGGCCAAGGACGGCACGCGCGCCCATCACAAGTCGCGTTCCTGGTTCACCCAAAACACGGCGTGTTCAACTGGGTGCCATTTCACGGTTACGACTCATAACTCTATGAAACTACTATCAGTCATTTGTTTGGCCGCGCTTCTGTGCGGGTGTACGAGGGTTGAGCCGCCCGCCGTTGAGGCGCGCAGTTGCGATTGCGGCTGGAAGCGCGTTGCCGCCGAGAAACCTCGGAGCACAGAACGCGACTGGATTCCGAATACATGGTTTCTGCTTTGGGAACGCTACGATCAAGGGACGTATAAAATCAGGCCCATCAAGGACAACCTTTTCAGCGTCGAGAAGGCTGAGTGGTTCATGGGCGAAAGGAGTTGGAATATGAACATTGTTGACGGCGGCCGCGATTACTTCGTTCTCGTCGGCAACGACAACAAGACGCAATGGGCGCTCATACGCACCAAGCAAGGGAAAAATGAATTCATCGTCGCCCGAATCAGAGACTAACCCTATGCGAACAGCAAACGAACCACGTTGCGGACGCTGCGGCCATTCGCCGTGCCTACCGTCGTGCGGGATGATGGCGGAGGAGCAGATGCCGCGGGCTGTGTGGCGATTGCTTGAGCCCGGCGAGGTCGTTCAGGAAGGCGATGAGTACCTTCCGAATAACGATAACAGCGAATGGCTCCCGGCTTACAGCGGCCTGAAGCTTCGCGATTTCCACCGTCCGCACAGGCGCGCAATTGAATTGCCAACCAACCATCCTCCCGGTGAAACCACCAAAGCCGTGGGCGCTGAGTGCTTAGGTGCGTCCACGGCTCCTCTTTTCGAGCAACGGGCCAACGCGACGCTTAACAAAGTGACCGCCACGTTTGGCCAGCGCGGAAACGAGTACGGCGACACTTGGCGAAATTGCCAGTTCACCGTTATGAAGGCCATCGTGCGCGAGTTCAGGCTGGACGTGCCAAACTGGGCATTGCGCGCACTGGCAACAGCCGCATTCGTTGACATGAAGTATCAACGCAATGAAGGCGGTTACAAGGAGGACTCGCTGATTGACGGGATAGCTTACCTGGCATTTCTCGCCGACGAGATGCGCGCCATTAAGGAGGGGAAGAAGTAAATGCGCATCGTGTATGTAGCCGGACCTTTCCGCGGCCCCAACGCGTGGGCAATCGAGCAGAACATTCGACGGGCTGAGGCTCTTGCGCTTGGCGTGTGGATAGCCGGTGCAGCCGCCATATGCCCGCACTGTAACACCAGGTTTTACCAAGGCGTCCTCGATGACGACGTGTGGATAAAGGGCGACTTGGCCATTCTGCGAAGGTGCGACGCGATTTTGATGGCGCCGAACTGGGAACAGTCGGAAGGCGCGCAGTCCGAATACGCGCTCGCCCAGGATCTCAACTTGCCGACTTTCTACCACAACAATTTGCCGTCGCTTCAATCGTGGATACGGTTGGAAAACATCGGCGAGGAGGCGCTGGCGTGATTCCAGCGGGAGAACATTATCGCGTCATGCCGGGCGATTGTCTGGAGTCCATGCGATCGCTGCCGGATGCGTGTGTTCAGATGGGCTGCACGTCTCCGCCTTGCGATGATTTGAGGACGTACGGACAGTCCGACACGCCGTCATGGGATTTCGAGGCCATCGCTCGGGAACTTTACCGCGTGCTCTGCCCCGGTGGCGTGCTTTGTTGGAATGTTGGCGACTCAGTGGTTGATGGGTCGGAAACGCTGACTTCGGCAAAACAGAAGATTTTCTTTCGCAAGTGCGGTTTCCTGATTCACGACACAATGATTTATGAGAAGTCGAATTTTGGGCACCCTGAGAAATGCCGGTATCATCAATTGTTTGAATACATCTTCGTTCTCTCTAAGGGCAGGCCGCGCGCCTTCAACCCACTGAAGGACAAGCCGAACGCTTGGGCCGGAACGGGTCCGTTCGGGGTAAGCACAATGCGCCAGCGAGACGGCTCACAGAAGCCCAAGACCCGCAACATTATAGCTGAGTATGGGATGCGGGGTAATGTGTGGCGCGGAAACACGCGCGGACAGAAACGAACAACAATGTGCTCGTGGTGCGCCAGATGATTATGACCGAGACAACCCAAATAGCCAAAGATGCAGCCAAGGCGTTGCGTCACTTGACCCCAATGAGCGGCATGTCTGACGCCGAAATCATCCAATCCGCCATAGACCAATCGACAGCCTCCCTCCAATCCCGCCTACAGGCAAGTGAGGGGGAGAGAGACAAATACAAAGCATACTATGACAAGCTGGTCGGGGATTCATTAGATAACATTGAGCAGCTTGAGGGGTTTGAGTCAGAGAACAACCAATTCCGCTCCCGCATCGCCGAGCTTGAGAAGCTGTGCGGTGAGGCGGCAGAGTGCTTGGTGGAACATTGCGATCAATTTCCATGCACGGCGAATGACCTAATAGCCCGCCTGCAATCCGCCCCACCCGGCCATTTGACCGCCGCGCTATTGACCGTGCAATGGCCCACCAACCCGGCAGGCCGCAGACAGGAGGAAAATGAAAAAGCGCATTGAGCAGGTAAAAGCCAGCGTGGCCCGTAAACACGGCTTGACCGTTGACGCGCTCAACCGCAAGACCCGCGGCAGCCCGCGCGAAGCCCGGGCTCGTATCGAAGCTATGGTCTTGTGCCGTCGGCTCCGTCCACGGCCAGACCTTGAAACCATCGGCCTGGCCTTCGGACGCCACCACTCCAACGTCTCCCATGCCGTGCGTAACTGGACCCGCCGTCGAGCCCTCCACATCGGGCGCGGCCACCCAAGTGAGCCATACTACTTCAACCCGCCAATGCCTGGAGATTATCTGCAACCACATGCCTAATCGAATTGTTAGAGTCGGCTTTCTTGATTCCGAGGCGATACACGCCCTTAGCGACGCCGCTGAGTGCTTCTACCACCGCTTAATGTTGGCCGTTGACGATGCCGGCAGATTCGACGCGAGGATTGAAATCCTGAGGTCCATTCTGTTCCCGCTGGATTCAGGCCGCCGACGTGGCGACGTGGAGAACCACCTGCGGGAGTGCGTTGGGGTGAGTCTTGTCTACACCTACGAATGGAACAAGAAACCGTTCCTGCAGTTGACGCGGTGGCAACGCTGCGGGAAGGCAGTCCAGTCCCGTTTCCCAGATCGCGACGGCGGATACGCGATTAACTACGTGGAACTCGAGACCAGGGACGGCCGAAAGGAGTTCGTGGCAAGTTCTTTGCCAATGGACCCCATGCCTATGCCATGCCCACCCCATGCCGATGGGGTCGAGAGGCAAATAAAGAAAACCAATACGGGTACGTATACGAATACGGAGACGGGTACGGGTGGCGGTTTTGCCTCCCCACCCCATGCCGATGGGGTAAGCTGGCCAACGCTCAAGGAATGGACGGAAGCCGCCAAGATAGACGGGCTTGTTGAATGGAAGGCCGTCGAGGAATGGCATTACCAGGAAAAGCTTGACCCTCCATGGAAAGGCGTCGGTAGCTGGCGGAAGCACCTGACGCACACCCGCGTAAAGTGGGAGCATGCCGGCAGGCCGATGAAGCCAGCGCGTGGGGCGCAACAGCAAGCGGAGGGGAAGGCTGAACTTGCGGCGCTCAACGACCAAATCAAACTCACGCCCGAAGGACCCGAGCGTGAACAGATGCGGCAACGGTGGAGCGACACGAAGCGGAGGCTGGGGCTGTGACCGACCGCCTTCCACCCCACGACATCGAAGCCGAGAAAGCCATGCTCGGCGCCTGCATGTTGGATCCGGTGGACGCGCTGGCCCAGGCGATAGCGCGCAATGCCGGCGACTTGTGTTACGACCAGCGGCACGGAGAACTATTCGGCCATTTCGTAACGCTCTCAGAAAGCGGCGCGCCGTGGGATATGATCGCGCTTTCCAAACACCTGACGGACAGCGGACGCATGACAGCGATCGGCGGATGGCAATACGTGTCGGCGCTACCCGAGTCAGCAGCGGGCGCAACGAACATCGATTACTACCTGAAGGTGTTGGAGGAAAAGCACTACGCACGTCAGGTCATCAAGGCGAGCGTGGAACTACAGCGGATGGCTTACGAGAATTCAGGGCAATTGTCGGAGTTCGCTGATGAGGTTGAGACGCGCATATTCGCGTTGCGCCGCGGTTATGGCGTGAAGAAAGGCGCGCGCAAGGACAGCTTCGCGAGGGTCATCGATGCAATCCAGGCAGCGCACGAAGGGCATAAAGTCGCCGGCCTGCCAACTGGATTTTATGACCTCGACAAGATGCTCGGTGGTTTGCGGCCGAAGATGTACGTAGTCGCCGCGCGCCCAGGAATGGGCAAGTCGTCGCTCGTAATGAACATCGCCGAGTATGTGGCGATCAATCTCAAGACAGCGGTCGGTGTGTTCAATCTCGAAATGCCCGAGGACGAACTAAACGCTCGTTCTCTTGGTTCGTATTCCCACATCAACATGCAAGAGGTGATGAGCGGGAACATTACGCGTGGAGACATCGATAAATTGATAGGCGGAGTACGCGTCTTGTCCCCTGCCCCAATTCACATCATCGACCGTTCGGATATTCGTATCCATCAACTCAGGGCTGAGGCGCGCAGATTGGTCAGTAGAGAAAAGTGCGGGCTCATCATCGTTGACTACCTGCAGTTGGTCTCTGGCTCGCGTCGATTCGAGAACAGGGCGCAAGAGGTAGGCGAGGTAAGCCGTGGCATCAAGGCTATGGTCAATGAATTAAAGGTGCCAGTGATCGCGGTAGCGGCCATCAACCGCGATGTTGAGAAGGAAGACCGCAGGCCAAGGCTGTCCGACCTACGCGAGTGCGGGAGCATAGAGTTCGACGCTGATGTAATCGCGTTCCTGCACTCAACCGAACCAGACGCGGATAGGCTGCCCATCAAGTGCGCCATCTCAAAGCACAGAGGCGGACGATGCGGAGAGATAGACTTGTTGTTCAACAAACCAATCACGCGCTTTGAGAACGCATCGAGGATATGTAACAATGACTGATACAATTAGCAGTGTGAAAATGTTGCCCACACCATGGGTGGGGTAGGCAAAAACTCGCTAGGTTCTTTTTGCCGGGTGGCCGCAACAGGTTCCATGCTTTTTGATATTTCCTAGGGATAAAACTTTTTCCGCCATTTCCACCAAAATGAAGTTTGAAAAATGAGAAAACATTGGAACATGAACCAGTTGGCCGACGAGACCTTAATGGACCGCCGGACACTAAAGAAAATCCTTTCCGAAACCAAGCCGGCCACATCTGACGGTAAAAGCGATTTCTACTACCTGGCCGACTTTATGTCGGCCTACTCGGCCTACGTATCGCCCCGCGAATCGCAGGACGAGCGCGAGAATTCCGCGCGCCTGTTGAAATATCGGGCCGACATTGCGGAGGTGAAGCGCGCCAAAGCGCTGGGAGAGGTCATCGAGACCGATGCCGCCTTTCGGTTCTTTGAAAACTTCATCGTACCGGTCAAGAGAATTATTGAACTCAGCCACATGACCACGCAGGAGAAGGACTCGGTGTTTAAACAACTATCAACCATCAATAAGGAGCAACTAGTCAATGCCGCGCTTCAACAACAGGTCGTCACTGATGAATCTAGTGACGAGGACGCTGAACCTATTTTGCCCGCCGGAGAGGATTCCGCCGAGCACGTGGGCGGCTCTTTATAGGCGACTGTCATCCGAATCGTCCGCCCGCGGCGGCGGGGCCTTCACGTTTGATGAAGCGCCGTGGCAGAGCGAGCCCATGGACGAGGTGAACGCAGCAGACGTGTCGCACGTCGTGCTCATGTGGGCCTCGCAGGTCAGCGGCAAGACGGAAACGATTAACAACATTGTCGGGCACAAAATAGACATCGACCCGTGCCCGATGCTGATTATCCAACCGACCTTGGAAATGGGCGAGACATGGAGCAAGGATCGGCTCTCTCCGATGCTTCGCGACACACCCAGGATGCGCGGGAAGGTTATAGACGCGCGAACACGCGATTCGGGCAACACGATACTTCACAAGCGATTTCCTGGCGGCCATTTGACGGTTGCCGGCGCGAATTCCCCGGCGTCGCTGGCCTCGAGGCCCATTCGCCTTGTTGTCTGCGATGAAGTGGACCGCTATCCTGATAGCGCGGGATCTGAAGGAGACCCGGTAGCACTGGCAGAGAAGCGAACCGAGAGCTTTCCGGACGCCTGCGTCGTAATGGTTTCAACTCCTGGCATCGAAGGCATTTCGCGCATTGAAAAGGAGTTTAATCGATCGGACAAAAGGTATTGGTTTTGCCCGTGTCCTGTCTGCGGCGCCCACCAGACGCTAAAGTGGTCGCAAGTTAAGTGGGAGGACGGTAAACCGGCCAGCGCACGGTATGTCTGCGAGCAGCAAGGATGCGAGTGGGACGACGAAATGCGGCGCGCGGCAGTAAAAGCGGGGGCGTGGAAGGCAACGGCGCCGTTTACCGGCACGCGCGGCTACCATCTCAACGGAATTTACTGCCTCTTTCGCCCCAAAAAACCGTTCAAAAACCGCCTGCAACAGATGGTCTCGGACTTCTTAAAGGCCAAATCACAAGGCGAACAGACGTTGAAGGTCTGGACGAACACGTTTTTAGCCGAGACGTGGAAGGTGAAAGGTCTCGAAGTCAAGCCGCACGACCTGATGAAGCGTTGCCGGACGTGGGACGGTCGGACGCTGGACGCGCGGTGCCTGGTGGTAACGTCGCAATGGGACGTTCAGGCCGACCGCTTGGAAGGCGAGTTTATCGGCTGGGGCGCCGGGTTTGAGTGTTGGGGGCTCGGGTATTTCGTGCTTCCAGGGGACACGAATTTAGACAAGCCATGGGAAGATTTGGACCAGCTTTTGTTGGACAAGGAGTTTGAGCATCCGTGCGGGCAGAAGTTGAAAGCGGCGATGACGTTCATTGATTTGGGGTTTCGACCGCAGCGGGTGGTTCGGTTCACGCGGGCGCGGGAGTTGCGGAATATCCACGCGTGCGCCGGGAACAAGACGCCATGGGCGGTGCTGTGCTCGCGGCCTGCGCGGACGACGAACCGGAAGGCGATCAAATTCCAAATCGGCGGGGACGCGGCGAAGGAGGAGCTTTATTCGCGGTTGTCCATCCAGGAGCCGGGGCCTGGGTATTGTCACTTTCCAATCGGCTACTCGTACGATGAGGAGTATTTCAAGCAGTTGACGGCGGAAAAGTTGGTCACGGAATTGGACGAGCGCGGGATGATTAAGAAGAAGTTGTTTGTGAAGCAGCGGGACCGGAATGAAGCGCTGGACGTAAGGTGTTACGGGCGCGGGGCCGTCGAGTTTTTGAACCCCCAATGGCACATCATCGCGAAGAAGCTCGAGGTGAAGCCAGTTGAACAGGAGGCAACGGAGAAAACGGAGGAGAAGCCAGAGGTGAAGCCGGTTGTCGAGCCCCCTGCCCGCCCGGCGTATCGTCCGGCGCGCGGTTCGTGGCGCGGCGGGTTTGGCGGGCCGTGGAGGGGGAGATGAAAGCGCTTAATTGGTTGCGCGACTGGTGGCGCAAGTTCGCAGCGGAAACAAAGGCAGAATTCCTGCGCGGTTTCAAAGAAGCCGAAGAACGTTTTTTTAAATGAATCATCAATCACTAATCAAGCTGGACAAGGCGCGCGCAGCACTCGTGGAGGCAAAGTCGCTTCAGGATGTCAAAGCGATACGTGACCAAGCCGAAGCACTCAGGGTTTACTCAAAGCAAGCGCAACTCGGGCTGGAGAATCAAAACCGATGCGCGGAAATCAAGTTATGGGCTGAGCGGCGCGCGGGTGAGATGCTTTCCGAAACTGTGAGGCCGGGCAAGCCACCTAAATTGTCACACGATAAAACAATTAGGAAGCTGCCGGACGGCATCAGCCGCAATGAGTCCTATCGCTGGCAGCGTGTGGCGTCCGTGCCGGAACCAGAGTTTGCGCAGCACATCGCGGAGACCAAGGAGGCGAAACGGGAGGTAACAACGTCCGGCATGTTGAAGATTGCCAATGGTGCCAAGCCAAAGAACGGCGCGCACAAGGTTGAGAAGTCAGACAGTAATTTCGTGCGAGACCTTGCTGAACTCAAAGGGCGGAAATTCGCCTGCATCTACGCCGATCCACCGTGGCGGTATTCGAACCAGGTCACGCGTGCGAGCACGGACAACCATTACTCAACGATGACCGTTGAGCAGATTTGCGCGCTCCCCGTGGCGGATCTCTGCGCCGACAAGTGTCACCTGCACCTGTGGACGACCAACGGCTTCCTTTTCGAGTGCCCGAAGATTTTCGAGGCGTGGGGCTTTGAGTTCAAAAGCAGCTTCGTTTGGGTGAAGCCGCAAATGGGAATCGGGAACTATTGGCGCAACTCGCATGAGCTCCTGTTGACCGCGGTGCGCGGCGGGATGGTCAGCGAAGACAAAAGCCTGATGTCGTGGGGAAGCTTCAAGCGCGGCGCGCATAGTTCGAAGCCAGACAAGATCCGGACTCTTGTCGAGCGTTTTTCGCCGGGGCCGTATCTGGAATTGTTCGGACGGCGGCGCGCGGAGAACTGGACGGTGTTCGGCAATGAATTGATAGGGCTTGGAATCTGATGCCGGCAGAGCAAGACATCCAAAGAGAGAAGCCGGTCGAGCTTATCATTGCCGATCACATCTCGCAAAAATTCAATGGACTCATCGCGCCGAAGGCGGATGGGCGCGACAAAGAAAAAGACGTGGTGATTTATCAGCCGCACTTTTACGAGTTCAAGCACGACCGCAAAGCCCTGGAAACAGGGAACATTTATTTTGAGGTGCGCAACTGCAGGCTGAACGAGCCATCAGGCTTGGCGGCCACAAAGGCGGAACTGATGTTCTACCTTATCGGCACGAAGCTTTTTAACTTCGACCCGCGAATCATGCTCAGCCACTTGCGCGGGAGAGTGCAGGCGGGGGATCCAAAATACCGGCACCTGAAAGGGTGCGGCGACAAAAATAGCGACGGCGTGGTAGTGCCGCTGAGCGAGTTCGAAACCCTGCCATACGTTGAAGTGGAAGAAATTGGAATATAAACTTTATGCCCTTAACCTCTTAATCGATAAACACAATCAGGTGAGCAGCATCACGCACAGTCAGCGGAACCAGGCGCTGGCGGAATTGCGGGCCTTGCTCGACCTGATTGAGTGGCTGCGCAAGAACAGCCCGGACGCGCTGTGACGGCAAAGTGATTCAACCCCGAAAAGGCTTGCGGGGATTCGCTGTCAATGGTTCATTAGCGTAGCTACTTTGAAGAATAAGAGTAAGTTACGAGGCAAGGTCGCCCGGTTGACGCGGCGGGCGAATCGGTTGTTGAGGCGGTTGCATCTGGGTGAGTTTGATGACGGTTGGGTTTACCTGCTGAAGTTGCGCTGGGATGCGCGCGCGATTTCGTGGAATCAGTACGCCAAGGAGATGAACAGCTACGCCAATGCACAGCTCAACTGACATACCGCTGGTCGAGCCGACGGAGGTCACGGCGGGCGACACGATCCAGTGGAGGCGCGAGGATTTGACGGAGCATTACCCGGCGAGCACGTGGACGTTGACGTATTACGCGTACGGGTTGCCCGGGAAGTTCAATGTCGTGGCGACTGCCGACGGGGACGAGTTTGCAATCGAGGTGACGGCCACCGCGTCGCAGGCATGGCAGGAAGGCGATTATACAGTCAAAGGTTATGTCACGAAAGATGCCCAACGGTTTGAGGTTTACTCGGGAAGACTCACTGTTGCCGCTAATCCCGTCGCTATACCTGAGCAGTTCGACGATCGATCTTTTGCGAAGAAATCGCTCGACGCGATTGAAAGTATGCTGGCGGGACGAGCCGGTCGTGCCGATCGCTCTTACCAAATCGCCGGGCGCAGTCTTGAACATTTCTCATTGAAGGAACTGCAGGACGCGCGGGCGAGGTTCAAAGCGGAAGTCGCGGCGGAGAACGGGACTTCTAACCGGCGGATTTTGACGCGGTTTACGGCGGTAACATGATTACGAAGTACACGACGCGGATAGTGCCAGGGGGTTTGATATTTGGGATTGGTGCCGAGCCATATCCCCGAAAGTGCTCAGACAACTGCGAGCACATCGTGCGCGGCGGCGGATGCGGCGCTTGCTGGCACTGCCCAAAATGCAAAGCCATTGGATGCAGCAACCTGTCTGCTTCGGCGCTACAAACATTTTCGGGCGACAGGCCCGAGCTACCAAAAACGGACGGGTGCTCTGAGTGCCTTGGGGCCGATGTGGTTTCGCCCAGCCCGTCCAATCTTTGACCAATGGCATCAACAACGATTACTTTTAGAGCGGACTTCGAATGGCGAGACGAGGAGCCGGACGAAGGCATCGTCTGCATAGCGTGCGGCGACACTGTTTTCGGCGCGTTCAAGCGCCTTCACATTCAGCTTAACGGCGGACCATTCATGGCCAGCCGGGAACACTGCGTTTGCCAATCGTGCGCCGACGTGGCGGAACTCTAAATGTTCGAAGCACTTCTAAAGCGGTTCGGTTACGAGAAGACGCGCAATTTTCGGCGCTCGGGGCCGGGGTTTGGTGCGGCGCAGGTAACGAGGCTGACGGCGGATTTCACGACGTCGGAGTTGTCTGCCGATTCGGAGTTGCGGCAGGACCATAAACGACTACGCGCGCGGGTGCGCAAGCTGAAGAACGATTACGGGTATGCGCGCAAATACGTGTCGATGTGGCGCACAAACGTCCTCGGTGAGAACGGCATCAATTTCCGGTGCAAAGCCAAAGACCCGGACAAGGTGGTCGGCGGCACGCTGACGCCCGGAAAGCTCGACGTGTTCGCAAACAAGGCGATCGAAGACGCCTGGTGGACGTGGGGCAAGAAGCAGAATTGCACGGTAACGCGACAGTTGACGTGGAAGGACGCGCAAGACGTGATCGTGGAAGCGATCGCCACGGATGGCGAGTGTCTGATTCGGAAGGTGCGCGGGTTTGACAACCCGTTCCGGTTCGCGGTGCAATTGATTGAGAGCGACCACCTTGACGTCGAATTAAACAAGCCGCTGCGCGAGGGGAGCGAGATCCGGATGGGGGTGGAGTTCAATTCGTGGAAGGAACCGGTGGCGTATCACCTGCTCAAGAGCCATCCGAACGACAATTTTTATCCGAGCCAAGCCGGCCAACGGTATCAGCGGATTCCGGCGAGTGAAATCATCCACCCGTTTTTAAGGCGCCGCATCGGGCAATCGCGCGGGTATCCGCCGATGGCAACGGCGCTGACACAGATGAACATGCTGGCCAAATACCAGGAAGCAGAACTGGTGGCCGCGCGCGAGGAAGCTTGCAAGGGAGGCTGGTTCAAGAAGACGGGCGAAACGGGTTACGCTGGCACACCGGACGCGGAAGGCAACCTTGTGGACGAGGTAGAGCCCGGCGTGTGGAAGGAACTGCCGTACGGACTTGAGCCGGTACAGAACGACCCGAAGCACCCAAACGGGAATTTTGGGGACTTCACGAAAATCACGCTGCGGGAGATCGCGGCGGGACTCGAGCACCTGAGCTACAACACGTTTGGGCTGGACATGGAGTCGGTAAACTTCGCTTCCGGCAAACTCGGCATCGAGGAGGAGCGGCTTGGCTGGAAGATTCTGCAAATGTTCGTCGCGTGCCACGTGTGCGAACCGATTTTTGAGCCATGGTTGGAAAGCACGATGCTCGCTGGCGTCATCACCCTGCCCTTCTCGAAGTTCGACAAGTTCAACGCGCCGTGCTGGACAGGCCGACGCTGGCAACCGATCGATTCAACGAAGGAAGTCGGCGCGATGATTCAAAAGCTCAACGCCGGATTGACGAGCCGCAGTCGGTGTCTCGCGGAAGAAGACGTTGACCGCGACGAGCTCGACCAGGAGATCGCGGAAGACAAGGCGTCGCAAGAACGGCACGGGCTACAATTCACCGAGACAGACCCGGAACCGGACCCCATCGAACTGGAAGAAGCCAAGGCGAAGCTGCGACCGGCACCAGCGAAAGCCGCGTAAAAATTTTAGTGGGTGCCTGGGTCGCCTGCGGGCCGCGTGTTAATTCGCGCGGCCTTCTTTATTTCAAATTAACGCGGCTTCGGCGAGGTCACTGGTGAACCAGCAGTTTCCCTCTGCGTCTTGCCCGAGGTGTGGGCCGACTCGCTCGTGGAATATCGGAAGCTTGTCGGCAGGAACGCAACAACCTGCGTAAAAGTTTAAGAATATTGGCACGCGAGGAAAGTCGGCTATTTCTTCGCCGGCCAGTTCGTTGATGCGCGTGCGCAAATCACCATCCCTGCAACCAAAGCTTTCCGGGTGCATCTCCCACGCGCCGTCTTCGTGTTGTCCAATGCGGAACGCAACCACGGCTTCAATTTAGAAAACTCACGCCCGCACGCAAGCCGGAATGTTCCACGTGGAAATGGCCTATGCCCATTGCGGAAGACACCACTTTAACCCAACCGTCTTACCGGCGTTGGGGTTGCTTGGCTGTTCGTGCCTATTCTGAGACTTCTTAATCACGTTACAGTTGGCGCAAAGGAGCTGATATTTCCCGGTGTCGTCATTCATGATCATCAAGTAATAGGACGGTTTCATGCCGTGCTTTTTGAGTTCTGCGCAACCGCCACCGCGCACGTGATCAAACTGAAGCGCGCGCGGATCTGAAAACCCGCACTGACAACACTTCCCTCCGTACGCCTGCAGCGCATTAGTGCGATAGCGCTTCCGAAGCGCGGGCATGTAGCCGCGCATTCGGGCGGCGCGCTTCGCCATCTGTGATCTCAGGAGCAGAAACACCAGAGTGATAAAGCCCGCGCGGGGAACCCATACATTCATAAGTTGACATTATGAACAGCATAAGCCAACGTCAACAATAAGAACGGCTAATTAATGGCGAAGGTGATCAAGGCCCCGGTGCTTTACCGGGAGATGCAGTTGGATCGCGCGGGCGTGAAAGAGGACGCGCGGACTATCGAGCTTTCGTTTTCGAGTGAGTTGGAAGCCAGGCGCTGGTTTGGCATCGAGATCTTGGACCACAAGCCCGGCAGCGTGGATTTGCGCCGGCTGAAAGGCGGAGGGGCACTGCTGCTGAATCATAATTCGGACGAGCAGATAGGCGTCGTGGAGTCCGCAGAGATTTCGCCCGACCGGAAAGGAAGGGCGGTAGTGCGTTTCGGAAAGTCGGCGCGGGCCGAAGAAATCTGGAACGACGTGAAGGATGGGATACGGCGCTCGGTCAGCGTCGGTTATCGCATTCACAAGATGGTCACGGAGAAGGTCGAGCAGGGTGTGGAAACCATGCGCGCCACGAACTGGGAGCCTCTTGAAATTAGCATCGTATCGGTGCCGGTTGACCCCAGCGTGGGGATCGGTCGTGCCGAAGGCAAAGAAGAATTTGAAATTGAGGTAACACCAATGAATAGAAGTTTGAAGTTGGACGCCGATGCCGGCGGGACCGGCGGAGGCGCGGCGGCCGTGAAGCCTGCTGCCGAAGTGACCGCGGAACAGCGGGCGCAATGGCAGAGGGAGGAACGGAATCGTTGCGCGGAAATTGACGCGATCGCGGAGCGGTTGAAAACCGACGAGGTGCGCACGCTGGCGAAGAACGCCAAGAATGAAGGCTGGCCGATCGAGCAGTTCCGCAAGGAAGTGCTGGAGAAGCATTACAAAGCCACACCGATCACCACGCCGAACAGCGCGGACATCGGGATGAACAAGCGGGAGGTCGAGTCATTTTCACTACTCACAGCCTGCCGGTCCATGGCGCTGAATGAGCGGCTGGATGGGTTCGAGAAGGAAGCCTGCGAGGCAGCGCGCAAGCAGATGAAGCGCGAGTTCAAGCGCGGCAATTCGTTTTGCATCCCGAGCGAGGTTTCGCGGTATCACGCGCAGCTCGCCTTTGAGCGGATGCTGATGGAGCGCGCGCAGAACGTGGGCGCGGCGGCTGCCGGCGGGTTCACGGTCGAGACGGAGTACGGGCCGTTGATTGAGTTCCTGCGGAACAAGACGGCGCTCGGGCAGGTTGGGATCACGATCATTGACGGGTTGCAGGGCGATTTCGTGATGCCGACGCAAACCGGCGGGTGCACCGCTTACTGGGTCTCGGAAACGGGCACCATTACCGACAGCGAAGCGACGTTCGGACAGAAGGTCATGGTTCCGCATCGGTTGGGCGCCTCGGTGCCGTTTACGATGCAGTTCCTGGCGCAGACCAGTCTTTCCGCCGATGCGTTTTTGCGCAACGAGCTGGATACGGTGATGGCGTTGAAGAAGGACCTCGCCGGGCTGCTCGGTACGGGCGTGGGCGGGGAACCGCTCGGCGTGGCGAACACCACGGGCATCAACGCGACCGTGACCTACGGCGGCGCGGCGGATTGGGCCGACATCGTGGAGCACGAAACCGGGATCAACGTGGACAACGCCGACATCGGCTCGTTTGCGTTCATCATCGACGCAGCGACCACGGGCAAGTGGAAAACCAAGCTGAAGGATTCAGTCGCCGGGGCGGGCTACCTGCTCTCGGAGAACATGACGGCGAACGGCTACCCCGTGAAGCGCACGCAGCAGATTGCGACCGCGCACCAGAGTTTCTTTGGTGTGTGGAGCCAGTTGCTGCTGGGCATCTGGGCGGGCCGCGAAGTGACGGTGGACAACATCACCCTCGCGAAGTCCGGACAGCATCAAATCATCATCAACGAGTTGTGCGACTACCTGGTGCGCCAACCGCTGGCGTTCAACGTGTCAACCGACAGCGCAGCCCAATAAAGGAAATCCATGAAGATCAAGATTCAAGACGGCTGCAAAACGGTCAACGGCAAGGCGGTGAAGATTGGCGAAGTGGTCGAGACGGACGCGAACACGGCGCGCAACCTCATCAAAAAGCGGTTCGCCACGGCGGCGGACGCGGAAGCCGAAAGGTTGAACCTGGAAGTCAACAGCGTGCAAACGCCGCTGGCGGCCCAGGCGAACATCACGCGCACCCTGTTGTTGAGGAAGCAGTACGCCGACCAGCAAAAGGAACAGGCGCGCTTGATGGCAGCCTAACCCAAGAAAGGATCAAAGAATATGAACGCACAAAGTTCTGGACAGAACACAGCGGTAAGGTTGCTGGTGAAGCACATCCTGACGGCCGCGGGAACGCAATCGGAGTCATTCGACTCGCGTGACTTCGTCGGCGCGCTGGATGCCATTATCTTCACCAACAGCCCGAACGCGGACGGGGTGTCAACCATCGTGTTCACGTTTACCACGTCGAGCGACAATACGACCTTCGTAACCTACAGCGGCGCCCCAACGCCGATCACGGTGACGGCGGCGGCCGCAACAAACACTTGTGCAATCGACACAAGGGCCACTGGCTGTTTGCGGTATATCCGCCTCACCGGGACCATGTCGAGTGCCACTTCTACAATGACAACCGCAGCGGTTGCCCGTGGTGTGAAGCAGGTTCAATAAAAAAGTATCGTTGAAGTGATAACGCTTAGTTAATCCCTCCAAAGCGACGCATACGCCCGCTGGCGCGCTCATACGCCAGCGGGTTTCTGCTTTACCGCACCGAACCAAACCACACCACGCCTTGCCGCTCCACGCCTAACCGCACCGGAGTCCTAAAGTCAGCACACGCTTTCGAATGTGCTGAGTTTAGAACCGCGCCAAGCCGTTCCTTACCTGACCGAGCCGTACCGTACCTTGCCACGCACGACCCTGCCAAACCCAACCTAAACTCAGCGGACTGTTTCCAATCCGCTGGCTTTAAGCCGTGTCGCACCCCGCCATACCGAACCGTTCCTTGCCCTACCTTGCCATGCGTTGCCTCACCTCAACTCTGCGGCCTCTTTCGAAGCCGCAGGCTTGAAGCCAGACCAAACCGTGCCTTACCAGTCCGCACCGGATCGGGCCGCGCCCTGCCGTGCCAGACCACACCGAGCCGCGCTAAATCCTTTCCGCCTTGAACGTCCCAAAGCGCGGGCGGTAATCACCGAAGCCGTTCATGCCGGCGTCGGCCATGATTTGATCGAGTTGCCGAACGTCCAGCACTTCGTCCATGTAGCTGACGTTCAGGGTGGTTGCCCACGTTTCGAATCGCGGGCGTGTGCGCGTGGTGCGCGCCTGGTTGACGCGGACACAGGTCGTCCATCGGTATTCTGGATTGACGGCGAGTTCATCGATCGCCGCGTCTGTGCCGATGTCGAGAACCGCGTTCTCGGTGCAGCGGATTCCGACCTGTGCGAGTTTCTTCGCCTTCTGCTTTTTGGCGGCTTCGAAGATCGCGCCTTCGATCATCCTCCACGGGATGCAGAGGCGGTTCTGTTTGTCGAGGTAAACTGCCCCGCGCCATTCGAGGTTCGAAATTTCGGCGTGGTCCGCGTCGGTCTTGTTGCGCTTGCTGGTGATCCGCTTGATGGCCTGCGCGAAGGGGTTCAGCGGGTCGGCCTTGTCGCCGTTGTTCATCAACAGCGGCTGAAGTCCGGTAACTTTGTAACTAACTGTTTTGACTGCCATACCATGTCTCTACTTTCTACTGCTTTGAATTCGGGCGGCGTCCTGCGCGCGTACCTTCGCGCCCTGATAAGGCTGGTAATGACTTCGTGGCAGGCATCGCAAAGCGTGGTGAGGTTGTCGAGGCAGTCGAGGTCCCATGTCTTGGGGTATTCCCGGTGGTGCACTTCGAGTTCTTCTGAGCCGTTACAAGTCCGGCAACGGAAACCGTCACGCGCTTTGGTCTGCCTTCGAAGTTCAGCCCATTGCTGGGAGCGAATGTATTCTTCGTAGGTCACGCCCAAAAACTCCCCGTCGCCACGGAAGTCGTAGATGTGGCACGCAAAGAGCCACCAACCGCAGCGACAGGGAAAGCCTGGGAGTATGCGTTTTGTATATGACTACGAATCATTGCGATGAGAATTGCACAGTGCCCGCGGACAGTCAATAGCAAAACTTCTTTTGTGAATAACTTTAATTAATTTCTGTTTGCACTACTGTTCAGATGTTGGCAAACTCAAAATCGGATTTATGAGCGAAGCAATGACCGACCCAAAAGCACTTCTCACCGACGCCCTCGCGCTGGACATGGCGATGGAGTGGGACGCGGCCAGCAAGGCTTACGATAGTCTGGTGACGCAGTTCCCGACGTTCGCGCCCGGTCTGTGGGCTTACGCGCAAATGCTGCACTCGTTCCCGAAGATCCCGGCGGCGATGGACAAGGCGACGAAGTTGTACCGGCAAACGACGCTGACGGCGGACCTTGAATACGACGATTTGCGCGCGGACTCGTGGAACAATCTCGGGATTATCATGCTGACCAAAGGGCACGCTGACCTTGCGATCGGCTGCTTTCAACACACGTTGTCAATCATCCCGGACCACCAGCAGGCGGTTATCAACCTTGGAGCGGCATATCGCATCGGCGGCGACATGGTTGGCGCCGAGAACGCGCAAGGGATGGTTTTGGCCAAGCACCCTGACGCGCCGGCCGCGCATCATGAGCGGGCGTTTATCCGGCTGACGCGCGGCGATTTGAAGGGCGGATTTGAGGAGTACGAATGGCGCTGGAAGGATCCCGCTTTCATTTCCGCGCGGATGGACGATGTTGGGATACCGAGGTGGGGCGGGGAAGATTTAACAGGAGGTAACGGAGAGAACAGAGGGAAGTCAATCCTTCTGCCATACGAGCAGGGGTTTGGCGACGCGATCATGTTCATTCGCTACGCGCGGCTGATTAAGTGGCGTTGGCCGACGGCGACGGTATCGGCATGGGTGCCGCCCGAGCTGGTGCGGTTGATCGGGTGGGCGGACGGAGTGGATCACGTTTACAACTCGCACGAGCCGATTCCGGACACGTTCGATTTTTATTGCCCAATGATTTCGCTGGCGCACGTGTTTGGCACGACGCTCGAGACGGTGCCGAGCGAGCCGTATATCAGAATTCCAGACGGTGGGCGCATGGTGTCGGATGAGATGTCCGGACAGGGGTTTTTCCAGCGCAATGCTGGTCTTTTGGCTCCGCATGAAACACGCCTGCCGTCGGGAGCTCTGCGCGTCGGAATCGTGTGGGCTGGTCGGACGGAACATTCCGGCGACAAGTGGCGCTCGACGAAGCTGGCAGATTGGAAAGACGTGCTGAGCGTTGAAGGGGTGCAATTCTATTCGCTGCAGGCGTGGAGGGCTCGCGAGCAACTTGTGGACGCGCCGAACGTGATTGACGGGTTGGTTGGCGCTGACGATTTCACGGATACGGCGCGGACGATTGCCGGGCTTGACCTTGTGATTTCGGTCGATACAGCGGTGGTGCATCTCGCTGGGGCGATGGGCAAAGCGGTTTGGACGCTGGTGCCGTGGTCGCCGGATTGGCGGTGGATGCTCTCGGGTGAGACGACGCCGTGGTATCCGACGATGCGGCTTTTCCGGCAGGAGAAGCGCGGGGATTGGTCGCCCGTGTTCGCGCGGGTGAAAGCGGAACTGGAGACGAGGGTAAAATCATGTTGAGCGGAGAGATACAGCAAAAGTGTCGGGAGATTTTGAATGCGAAATACCCGAGCGGCGGGCGCGACCACGAACAAGCGCACCAGCTTGAGGACGAGCTGCGCGAAAAGTTCATCGAGCACGTCGCGGCAGTCGGCGGACCCATTCTGTCGTTCAAAGCACAAATGGTGTTGAGCACCAAGAACATTGATTTCCATAGGTGGTGCGCGTGAAACGGTTCTTGGGCATTGCGGTTTTCGGCATGGCTTTCGCGATCATGCGGCACGCCGTCGGGCTAACAACAGGGCAAGCGTGGGTGTGCGGTATCGTAATGATTCTTGCCTGCATAATCAACGACCACATCGACCCATGACCGACCGATTTACAGAATTCCTGCAATCACTGGTGAAGGATACGTATCCCGAGCCGCCGTCGGAAATCCATGAGAAGATTACGGCGGAGGTGTTACCGCCCATTGTGGCGATGTGTCCGCCGGGCGCGCGGGTGCTAGACGTGGGGTGCGGCCAAGGGGTCGCGTTGAAGCGGTTTAAGGAGTTTGGGTGTGAGGCGGTTGGCATCACGACGAACGCCGAAGATTTGGAAGTTTGCCGAAACGCTGGATTTGAAGTGAGGCCGGTAGACATGCACTCCCTGCTTGGCGGCGACGAATGGCTGGACCTCATCTGGGCGCGTCACGTGCTCGAGCATTCGCCTGCTCCGATGTTCGCGCTGCATGAGTTCAAGCGCGTGCTGAAGCCGGGCGGGTTGCTGTACATCGAAGTGCCGGTGCCCATGACGGCGTGTCGGCATGAGTTCAACCCGAATCATTATTCAGTGCTCACCTGTTCAATGTGGCAGGCGCTGATTGCGAAGGCGGGCTTTACGCTCATTGAAGGGAAGGCGCGCGCATTCGGAACACAGGCCGGGCCGGACGAGTATCGGAGTTATTTATGCAGGAAATGAAGCTCTGCAAAACCTGCGGGACCACAAAGCCAAAGTCTGAATTTACACCCGACAGGCGGAACCTTGATGGATGCCAAGGGAAGTGTAAGGCGTGTTTCAATGCGCGCGAGATAGAACTTAGCAGGGCGAGGGGGGTGCAAGAAAGGAGCAGGCTGGCACCTGATGAAATACTAGCCCGAGGCCGCGCCGCAGCGCTACGGTATTACGCCAAACACAAGGACAAGAAAAGGCGATACTCGAAGGCTTACAGGGGCGCCAACCGAGACAAATGCCTGGCCCTGCTGCGCGCGTGGCAAATCGCGAACCCCGAAAAACTGCTCAATTACAGACGCAAGCGGGGGGCCCTAATAAGGGGCGCGCGCATCGGAAACCAGCGCGTCATTAACAGATGGGAGGAGAGGTGGCGACGGAACAAAAGAGTCAATTGCTATTGGTGCGGCGGGGCCTTTCGCCCGCCCGAATGCCACGTCGATCACATTAATCCAATAGCCAAGGGCGGCGCGCACTCCATAGAGAACCTGTGCGTTTCCTGCCGTCACTGCAACGGGTCAAAGAAGGCCAAGACGCCAACCGACTGGAACAAGGAAATACGAGAACCAATCCTGCTATGACGCTTCGGTGGGCTGGCCAGTTGGGGTCATCCGGATACGGGTGGGCAACGTGCAGCAATGCGCTTTACGATGAGCTGTCAAAGCTGTGCGACATGCGTGGAAACGGAGAGCGCGCAGACGTGGTATTCGTTCCGGTCGCAAACCATAAGCTAGAGCCAGTTTCGCCTGTGCGCGGGGATAAGTGGACGGTCGGGTATTGCTTTTTTGAGAGCCCGCTTGAGCCCGAAGCGGCGGAGAATGCGAAGCAATACGACATCCTTTTCTGCGGTTCAACCTGGAACTTGGAGAGGCTTCGCGAAAAAGGAATCACAAACGGGCAGGTATTAATTCAAGGCGTAGATCACGGGACGTTTCAGCCAATGGACGTTCCGCGCGGCAAGGAATTCCGCATCTTCTCTGGCGGTAAATTCGAGCATCGGAAGGGTCAGGATATTGTCATCGCGGCGTTTCGCGAACTGTGCAAGCGGCACGACAATTTGAAGTTGGTCACGGCGTGGCATAATCCGTGGCCGGGGTTGATAACTGATGGAATTGTTAGATCGCCGCACATCAAATCGCCAATCGGATACGGTTGGGACACGCAGCAAAATTTGTTCAGAGTGCTGACGGAAACCAACGGAATACCCGAGGAGAACGTTGAGCACCACGGCCCACTCTCGCAACCCGAACTCGCCGCAGTGATGAATTCTACGGACCTCGGCGTGTTCCCCAACCGGTGCGAGGGCGGGACGAATTTGGTGCTGATGGAGTATATGGCGTGCGGGAAGCCGGTTGTGGCGACGATGGGAACCGGGCATGCGGATATTCTGAACGTGGACAACTGCCACGGGCTGACGTCGCCTTCAATCGACGGGCGGAGGGACGAAGTTGACCCTGAGGCGGTCGCGTGGGTGATAGAGGAAATCATCACCGACAAAGGCCCTCCACTAATAGACCGACTGGAACAATTCACATGGGAACGTGCGGCGCGGCAAATCGTGGAGACGGTGGAGGAACTGAATGCGCGGGGAGACTAAGAATCAGGCGTACGTGCGCGGGTTCGCCGCGGGGTTCGAAATTGGGTCGGGCCTGGTGCTGGTGCTTGCGGCGCTCGCCTGGGTGGTGTGGAAGTTTTGGCCTTTGTGAAGTAAGGTTGAGGCAGCCATGACGAATCTGGACAGCGAAGTTTATGACCTGCTCGGCATCATCGAGGACAGGCCGGTAACTGCCACATGGAACGGCCTGGACTACGAAGGGACATCCGGCGGGTTGGTGACGACGAAGAAGTTGGAGCCGGGCGGGTTTCTGGCGGATTACGATTTGCAGTGGGCGACGAGTCTTTGGAAGCGGAAGGCGCCGGGGCTGAACGAGTTGATTGAGCGGTTTCCGGATGCCAACGCGAGTCTGCCCGAGGACGGCGACACGCTGACGATCGGCGGTGTAGCCTATCGGATTGACAAGGTGACAGGCGACCAGTTGACCGCCGGGTTGACGTTTGATTTGGTGAACGTGGCGAAGATGAATTGATGAGGGCTACGGTTTCAACAAACGAGCGTGAATTCGGGCAGTTGTTGCGCGAGGCGGCGGCGGCATCCGAGCGCACCTACCCGCAGGTGGTAAACGGCCAAGGACTTGCGTTGTCAGTGAGGGCTTTGCGGAACACGGAGAAGGCGGAGGCTGGCAAGATTTCGCAGGAACTTGGTCAAACGGCTTCGCAAACCACGGTTTCAAGGAAAGGCCGAGTGCGATTTAAATTCGGCTTCGCATCGAATGACACACTGGCGCATCGAATTGTGATTGCGCGACTGAGGGAGGAAGGCAGGTCGATACCATCGCAAGCCGAGATTGACCGGATGGCGAAGCGAATGGTCGGCGCCAGGCGGCGCGCTTCGGCGTTTATCCGGTCGGGATGGATTTATGCCATCCGAAAGCTTTCAAAGATGGTCGGCTACAAGGATGCGCGCGGGCAAAGAGCGGGTGCCGGCGAAGCGGCCAGGATGACCGGCGAGGCGAAGGGCTACGCACGGCCAGCTACGCGAGTGTTGAACGGAATCGTGGAATGCGAGATCGCCAACACGGCGTTGATTCAGGAGGACGGCGCGTCGCGGAGCCCGAAACCAGTTGCCGAGCGCGGACTCGAGCGGGCGTTCGCGGAATCGGTGCGCGATATGAAGCGGCACCTCGAGGAAAAACTCGGCAGCGTGTTCGCAAGATTTCATGGCTGATAGCGATTTAACAAGCAAGGCAGAGGCGGCGCTGATGAGCGTGACGACCGGGCTTTCCTTGGGCGACGAGATCAATGTGAGGACGGGCGCTGACGACGAGGATCTGAATAAGGGCGCCAACGTGGTTCATTCAGTGGACGACACTGGCGAGGAGATTCCGATGGATACCGGTAACTTCGTGTGCATCGGCAGGATCACGGTGAACAGCCACATGAAAGATTACACGCTGGTGCAGCATCGGGAGCGGGTAGCGACGGTGTTCGATGCGTTCATGGATAGCGGACTGCCGGACACACTGAGCGCGGTCTCAGGCTTTCACTGCTTCGCGATTTACGGCCGGCAGACGGGCAAGATTCAGAAAGACAAGGCTTTTTGCGATTGGCTGGAGCTTAGATTTTTGGCCGCGCCGTCCGATTTGTAACAGGCGTTCCGTAGTCCCAAAGCTCGATTGGCTCTCCGTTCGCGTTGGTTACCCCGATCTTCATAGCGACACAGGAGACGCGCTCGCTGATCAATGGTCGTTCCGGGAAGTTGAAAATGAGAATGCGGTGGTAAATGAACTGTGGGTCAAGGCGCGGGCCATCTTTGTTGACGCGAGAGAGGAGGTTGCTTATGCCGACGTAGTTTGTTCCGACGGTCCAAACGGGACCGCGAACACGAACCCAGTTGGTCGACTTCTGAATATCATAGGCCCTGCCGTTGGAAATTCGGATTTCTGGCCAACCGGCGGCAAGAGCGATCACGGCCAAAAACACTAGCAGCAAGCGGGGCATACCCGAGAAAGCAAACGCCAGAATTGACTTGCCGTCAAATTAGCGCACCTTATAGTCACATAAGGCGAAGTTATGGCGAATTTGACAGGCAAAGGTATCATCGCACACGTCAACGGCATTGCGTTCACCGCAGGAGTGGTCAGCGCGACCACCCTCGGCGCGATCCAATCGTTTTCACACAGCCGCAGCTCTGAGCTGGCCGAGGTGAAAGACGCCAACGGGGCGACGATCGCGCAGTATTACTACGACAAGAAATTCGGCGTCGAGGTGGAGGTAGTGCCATACGGGACGACCATTGCCAATGCCCGCACATCCCTTGACGCGTGGTGCCTTGCGCCTGGCACGCTGGTTACGACCACGGATTCGGACGGAGCCACCGAGGACAATTACAACGTGGTATCTTCGCGCCAAACGCGCACGAACACGGGCGCGACGGTGGTCAGCCTTGTTCTTGTGGCCGGCGATGAAGGCATTGAGTTCGCCACCGCGCCTATTACCTGATGAATGAGAGGCGCCGAGTTTTTTCTGTCCGCAGTCCCGGACCCTGTTGACCTGCTCGGGTTCAGGCTGCGGCCGCTGTCCGCCGGGCACATCATTCTACTAACTCGGATTGAGTCCGGTTTCATCACGGGCGGAGAGATCACCTGGGAGGATTTGGCTGCTTCCGTTTTCATTTGCACACAGACTTTCGAGGACGCCGTGCGCGCGTTCTATGACCCGCGTCTTCCGCGGTTAATGAAGGCATGGCATGACCGATTGAGCGGCGCTGATACGTGGGCCTGCCGGCTTGGGTTGCAATTACCGAAAGTGGTTGACCTGAAAGCCAATGCGGAGGCGTTCGCGGCCTATCTAAAGGAGGCGACCGAAATTCCAGAATACAACTGCGGCGATGGTGCTTCAAGCATGGGCGACGTGCCGATGGTTCAATGCGTGAAAGCGTTCCTGCTGGCGAACACCAGCATGACGGAGACTGAGATACTCAATCGATCGTGGCGGTTGAGCCTGTGGGACTTCCTGACCATTCAGGCGATTAAAGGGAACCTGAAGCTGTACGAGAAAGGGGCCATCGGCGAGGCGCAGGACATCGGGCGGAAGCTGGCCGAGATGTTGAAATCGAAAGGGGTCAAGTGCGCCTCTTAAAGTTGATGGCCGTGCTCGGCCTGGACGGGCGTGGATTTCGTGCCGGACTCAAGGAGGCGGAGGTGGGCGCGGGGAAGTTTGCGCGCGGGTTAAAAAGCCAAATCGCCAGCGCGTTTTCTGCCGCCGCGTTCACCGCCTACATCAAGAACGTGACGGAGGCCGTGACGCGCATCAAAGACCTTAGCGAGCAATACCGCATCACGACCGACGAAGTACAGCAGACCGACGCGGCATTGAAGCGGCAAGGGTTGCAGTTCGAGGATTTGGCCGGGGCGATGAACAAGCTGGCGCACGCGCGGCGCGAGGCGGTCGAGAAAGACGGGGATGCTCGGGAAGCGTTCGAGAATCTCGGCGCAACCGTAGCGGACCTGAAAAACCCATTTCTGCGGCATTACGATTTGCTGCTGAAGATTGCGAATGGCGGCAACACGGCAAACATGACGATTCGAGAGGAGTCCGACCTGATGGAATTGCTCGGGCTCAAGTCGCTCAAACTCCTGAGTTCATTGCGCGAGATCGGCGACATGAAGGGCGTGGATATAATTTCCGAAGATGCCGTGCAGCGCATCGACCGGGCAGAGAAAGGGCTGTCCAGGATTTGGTCCAACCTGAAAGCGATCGCCGCAGAGAAGATGAGCGACGCGCTGCTGTTTTGGGGTGAAGGCGTCGGGCTGACAACTGACAACGCTTGGGAGCGACGCGCCAAAGAAGCCAACAAGCCGTTGACCAAAGAGGAAATCGAATCGGCGAACGCGGCCAAGCGTGAGCGCATGGAGCGCGACAGGCGGTCTGCGGAGCAGGGGCTATATACAGAGAACAAAGACGCCAAGGAGCAGTTTCGTAAGGACGAAATGCACACCTTTGGCAAAGCGTTCGACATCAAAGCTCCAAGCCTTTCCGGAATCGCTGCCAGCGGCGGTTATTCGGGCGGTATTGCGAATCTCGACCCGCGCCTGTTCATCGAACAGAACCAATTGACCGAACTTAAGTCCATCAACGCGCAACTGAAACAATTGCAGACGATTGTTGGTGGGAAGCTGGGCAGCGGCACGGGACTGCTGGGGGTGTTGACTCGATGACCAACACAGGACAACGCGGACCACACTTCAAAGGCCAACGATTCGAAGTGGCGCGCGGGAAGATGCGGCGCATCAGCCGATGGGAAGGCACGTACGCGGAGTGCGTTGGGTTGCTAACCGGTCTGCGACTGTCGGCGGATTACGCGAGCATGGACCGCATCGGAGATTCACCAGTGTGGTTTGTGGAGGCGGTGTTTGAGGGGGAGACCAGTGCAGACCCAAACATAGTTGATACTTACGAGTTGCTTTTCAACACGGAGCAGCAGCCGGCGCTTTCGAGCATCGTTCTGAACGATGCGTTGACGGCTTCAGAAATCAAATACGTGCTCGACCAGAAGAAAGCGCTGGATGACGCCACGATCAGCAGCACGGGGGCGTCCAGTTTCACTTACACGCAGGCGCGGACCAACATCAACACCAACACGACGAACACGGGGGCGGCGCTGGAACTGTTTGACGACCTGATTCTCGGCATCAATAGTTTCTTCCACGACTCGCCGGTGCTCCGAGTCACGCGTAGTTTCAACTGGAAGGTGACCCAACAGCCCCGCTACACAAACTCGAATATGGTGTACACGTCCAGCGGTGCGCTGTTGTCCGGCGAAGGGTGGGCGCCTCCGTTTACATTGCCGGCAGCCGAGTGGCTGAAGAAAAGTCCACAGTTGCGCCTGCAGTACGAAGGACAGGGCGAGATCATTTACGAGTACTGGGGCGCCGATGTCTGGAGCCGGATTTATTACGACACGGTATGAACCATCATTATCCACCAAAACCGACGTTGCCGGGTGCTCGCTTTGCGTATGACCGATGGGCTCGGGAGGCGAGTATTCGCCAGCGGGCCGGTGCCTCTAACGGAGCGCGTATCTCGGATACTACTGCCGGTGTCTTTGTTGAGGCACCCCCGAAGGGAGTTACCAAGCGTGGCGGGGCCGGCGTGACGTTCGAAGGCGAGTATGATGTAACGCGCGATTACGACGCATTCACGATTGTAGTGGTGAGCGGGGGCGGTCCAAGCTCCGGATCGTATATCAGCTTACTTGCCGTCCCAGCGGGCAACCCGCCTACGTATCCAGACACAGGGGTGTATTGGCGCATCCTGGGCCGCACGAGTGAAGTGGCGTTCTTCTTCTAAGGCCGCGCTGTCGGCGACCGCACATGATCGCGACAAATAGAAGTCAGATCACGCTCGAGAAGTTAAACCAGCTCGCAACGCTGGCTAATTCAAAGATTGGAGGCGGCCCGTACGAATTCACGCGGCCGATTTATTGCGTGCGCGACGAAGCGCACCTGAACAGCGTGCCAGGATATAATCGCACGATGGGGCTGTATTTGCGGAAGGATGTTGCGCGCGTGTACTCTTACAACGGCGCAGCCTGGAGCGATACAGGGATGCGAGTCTTTGAGAACGCGCTCCCGGCGGCTGCGACTGGCAGCAACGGGGAACTTGTTGCGGTGTTTTCGGCGAGTGACACCGTGGCCACCAAGCGCGTTTGGAGGCCGGAGTACCGGACCAGTGCCGGTAGCGTGCCGCATCTCCGGGCCAATTGGTACGGCGGCGACACGCGCGGGATCCTTGAAACGCTGCGAACGGTGGTAATCAACCGGCAGACGCGGAACGGAACGGAAATTTCCGGCTATTTCAAAAACGAGTTTTTCACATTCGCGTATCAGGGTCAGCCGGCGTTCTCGAACATTATGCCGTTTCGCAATGGCGTGGCGGCGGTGGATGTGGGTGGCGGTGTAATGCGGATGCGAGCTTACGCCCAACTTGGAAACATTTCTTACATAACCGACCAGGAAGGAGTGACGCTAAATACTCAGGTGTCGTCATTTTTGAATATCTGGCCGCAATGGTGGAGTGACGGCGCCACGATTCACGGCGACCGCAATCGGCTCATCGCCAAATTTCGCCTGAAGTATCCCGGGTCGCATTCCGGGCGGCTAACCGGAAGCTTCACGATCAATGGTTACCTGACGAGCACTGGGCAGTTTGGAACATGGAGCATCGAAGCGCCCGGGGTTTCGTTCACGTCGTCAACTGGGCAGAACGGACAGACGCTAATCGTAATTGACAGCGGATGGGACGGGGCGGAAGTCACGTTCACTATGGTCTATACGCCCGGCGGCGGGCAGATTCCCAACCAGGGAGTGAGCGGCGGGGCTGCATCCCTCATGCTAACGATTCCCGGCGGCGCGGCTGTGTCGTCGGACAACACCTTCGGGCAGGAAGCGTTCGAGATTACGGCGGTCGGGTGCGCGATGGCCGGCGGTGGCGAGGATCACCGGCAAGGCCCGCAATTTCAGGAAGGGCGCGTAAGCCCACTGGCTGATACAACCGGCCTCTTTGAGGATGGATGGAGGGAGTCGAATTTAAGCAGCGTAGTGGTTGCATCACAGGGCGGCGGCATCTGGCGGGCGGTCCCGTTCGGTATGCTGCGCGGTGTATCGACTACCCCGAGCGAATTCGTGGACCGCACACGGTCGTATTTTGCGCCGAACTCCGAAAATCCGGTGAGCAATGAGGACGGGACGGTGGTGGTAGCGTCCGGCGTGGACGGCATCATACCGCGCTATCCATTTCTCAAGACGACCGACGAACCGAATCGCAGGCTGGTGCAGATTGTGGTGAGCGGGTTTCCAACGAAAGTGTTCACTGGTGGCGGTAGCATCTATTCCGTGAGCGCCCACCGGGTCCGGGAAGGGGTGCAGGCGCTGGCGGTGCGGGTCGGGTATATCGATAGCGGCGGAACGTTCAGGGCGAAGGCGACGCTGGAAATCGGAGCCGGCGTGCGCGACTCAGAAGTCATATACCCCGGTTGGCTGGTTTCCCAAAGGACGCTCGGATGCTTCACGATGGCCTACGAATGCACGGAGGTTGTGAATATACAGGCGCTATGGGTTGGGCCGCAGCGTTACTCCAATCCATTCGACCCGTTGGGGGCCGGCGGGATACTGCCGGACGCGGTGGTCCCGCAATTGGCAAATAATGTGGCGACGTTTGCGTTCATCTTCAACGACGTGGAGGAAGCGCTGAGAGCAATGCCTTGAGGCGTCAACGTGTGGACACCAAAAGGCTTGCTAACTAATAGGATAAGTTTACCTTATGAGCGGGCATGGCTGGATTATCCCGCAAGCTATTTGTCAATTGGCATAAGAAAAACCTGCAGTTGTCGGACGAATCGGCAACGACGGTAGATCCGCCCGCCTTTCAGAAATACGAGACAGTGCCGCTCGAGGTAGTGATCGTGGAGCCGTGCGACCCATGGGGGCCAAACGATTTCCGGCGCGTTGACATTACGGGCGTTTCACTGTCGGTCTCAATCAACGATACGCTGGACGACGCGGCGCCGCTTGCTTCTCAGTCGAGTTGGACGAAAGACACTTCGCTCAACACGTTCACTGGTGAGCTGTCGCTGAACAATGCCGGGATGACTTCCTACATCGGGAGCGCATCCACAAAGGCGGCTTTTCTGGAAATCGAAGTCCGGGAAGGCGCGAGCGCCACAATTAAAATCTACAGTGCCGAGATAACACTAAAGGGGTCTGTTGTGCAACTGACCACGACGGCGCCGAGTCCGCAGGACGAATACCTGACGCGGGCACAGATGGAGGGCTTGTTTGTCCAGTTCCGAAACGGCGCAGGCAAAACCATTACCCTTGTTTCACCAGACGGTTCAACGCAGCGCGTGCTCGGCTGCAACGACGACGGCACGGGTCAAGACGACTACCTACCGAATTGATGAAGCGCTTACTAACCATCCTGTTTTTGCTGACGGCGTTCGCTGGCTATTCCGCGGATCGCATCACCGCCACGGTGACGATCACAAACTTTCCAGTTACCGGCAATGCAATCAACGGGCGCATTTGGACGAACGCGACGACGGCGACAACGATCCTTACGAATCTGGCCAGCATCAACAGCGCAACGACGAACATGTTTCTGCATTTCGCCGGCACGCCGCTGGGCTCGCCGAACTGGATTCTAGCCTACGTCTCAAGCAACGCGATCAGCTTCGAGGGGCAGGTTGGGCAGGCTGTCGCAATCACGCTGGTGGGCACCAGTTGGGCGAGCGTCACGTACGAGACGAACTCCGGGCCGCAATCCAAGACGGCGATCTATCCGTTTTCCTCAATCCGTTACGCGACGAACCAGACCAACCAGGCAAGCAGCTTCGTTAAGGGCATGTCGGACCACTCGACGAACAGCTTTTCGACGAATGCCGTCGCGCTATCAAATCACGTCAGTATCGGCATTGGCCCAGGCGGCGGCATACAAACCATCTACGGCCCCAAGAATTTTCGCAGCATCTCCGGGACGAACGCAGGACTAACCAACGGCGTCATACAAGGCGCCCGCATGACGAATATCGTCGGGCTTAATGGCGATGTGTTTGCGCTGACCAACGGGCAATACATCAGCCCGACGCTGCGCAATCCGACTTCAACGAATGGTGCGAACTACGGGAACGCTTTCAGTTCGCCTGGCGCCGGGACATCCAGCGAGCAATTCGGCACAGGCGCAACCGGTAGCGGGGAAAGCGCGCTTGCGGTCGGTGCCAGCGCCTTTGCGACCGGGCTGGGCAGTGTATCTGTTGGCGCCGGTGGCACAGCGGCAGGTGCGTATGATACTTACGTCGGGGCGAGTGGAGCACTGGAGGGCGGCGGCGGGGTTGGGTTGGGTTTCGGTGTCACGATTTCAGTGACGAACGGCGTGGCGATCGGAACGCTGTCATCAGTCACGAACGCTGGCTCTGTGGCAATTGGTGCTTCAGCCACGACCACGGAGAACAATCAGATACGCCTTGGCGCGTCCACTTACACGGTTTCTGTTCCGGGCCGCATCGTCGCAGCATCGAGCACCAATAACACGTTGACCGGAACGAACACCGTCGGCGGCGACCTGTCGTTCGACGCACGCGCGAACACGTCTCTCGCCAATGGCAACAACGCTGGCGTGCTCCTCGGGACGAATGTTTACGTTCGGCTGAGCGGGCCGAGCGCTGCCTACGTAATCAACGGTATCGCTGCGGAACGGGGAGGCGCGTACCACATTTGCCAGTTCGCGAACCCCGCCGGCACAGTCACAATCGCCAACGAGTCCGGCACGGATCCTGTTGCAGCAAACCGCATCCTGACGAGCACAGGAGCAGACCTCGTGTACACAAACAACCCCGTCATCGTGCCGTTCATCTACGACGGGGCGGCAAGCCGGTGGAGACCAATCATACAAAGACAGTAGCGATGAAAAACATGGAGAAACTTTACGCAGGATTTTTGGCGCTTGTTGGCGGGGCCGGAACGATCGGCGCATGGCTCTCCGCTCATTGGCTCGGGTTGATTTCAACCGCGTTCGGAGTTTGGGCCAGCGTTGAAATGGCGCGCTACTACAGGGCTAAACGGCGGAGGGAGAAGTAAATGGCGCACTTCAAAAATCCAGACGTGTGGTTTTGGGGGTTGGTTGCTGCGTTTGTCGGCGGCGGGGCGACCTCGCTAACGAGTTGGGCGGGCATGGCCGGGGCGAAGCAGCTCGGAATGGACGTGCCGAGCCTGAACCTGCAGGCGCTTGGAGTCATATTCGTTTCGGGGGCGATATGGAACACGGCTTCCTATCTGAAGAAAAGCCCGGTCCCCGAACTGGAGGACACCACTTTTATTTCAAAATGAGAAAATCCATCACCCTATTGGTGGCCCTTGCGGCCATGTCACTGTCAGCGAATGCCGCCTACCTGTGGCCCGAGCGGAAGCCGTTCGATGACTCGGCGGACGCGCCACCTGTCAGCCTTAAGCCGCTGACGGAGCTTTACCGGGCGAACGAGTTCAGCGTTGACCTGTTCGGCGCGGCGAGCGTGACGGCTGAGGCCGCGCGATCGTGGTATGGAATCAAGGACGGCCATGTGGCTGGCGGCGGGTTCGGCCTGAACTATTTCGTTTCGCGCAATATCGGCGTCGGGGTTGAAGCGCGGCACTCCTTTGCGGAAGGCGAGGATCTTCTGAACCGGGTATCGGTCAACTTACAAGTGCGTTTGCCCATCGGCAGGTTTGCCCCGTACGGGATTGTCAGTGCGGGTTACAGAAAGCAGGACGGCACTTATGACGGTCGATTCGGGGCTGGCGGAGGCGTGGAGTTCAGACTGTCGCCGAGGGTTGGCCTGTTCACTGACGCGCAGGCCGCCACCTACAAGTTCAACAAGATTGACGGCTACCTTGGCCGGGCTGGGGTAAGGCTGAGTTTCTGACTCTCATGCACTCACACGAACTCACCGGCTATCTGCGAAAGGATTGGGGTATCAATCCAGCGAACGTCATGGTTGCCGACCGGGAGTATGTGCGTCCGGCCGCCGACTGGTTTTACGGCGAGTTCGCGTTGGCATCCGGGATACTGTTTGGCCAGTTGGGCCTTCGCCAGTTCGCGCCAGAGCGAAATGACTGTGACGATTTCGCCCGGGGGGCCGCGTGGCTTTCACAGGTGCTCCATCACCGAACATCGATTGAGCGCACCGCGCTTGCGGTCGGTGAATTCTGGTATTTCCGAAAAGGCAACCCGGAGGACGAGCACGCCGTCAACATCGCCATCGATCACAATCGCAAGCCGATGTTCATGGAACCCCAAAACCAACAGCGCATCGAGTTAACCGAGGCGGAAAGGATTTCATGCACTGCATTGCGATTCTAACAACGGCGCTCCTGCTATCCGGTTGCGCATCAGTGCCGCCGCGCACCGAGCGCCTCGACGCCGTGGACAAGCACGGCAAGCGCGAAGTAATCGAGCTTTATCTGCCGCCCGTGAAGTATTCCGAATGAGAATCTTTGCTGCAATTCTCGCGCTGTTGCTCTGCCTGAACGGTCAATCGGCAACCATCGAGTTTTACCTGTCGGACTTCGAATTGTCCCCGAGCGCGTTTCGCGGATTGAAGATGACGCCGAAAACCACGCCGAGCGTCAGCGGGACGAACATCATCATCAACACGCCGCGGCGGCAAATCCTGAGCCAATACGGGCGGGCAACGTTCACCAATGTTGTGGCGAATACCTACACCTGCCTGTTCGAAGGCAATCCGGGCGTCACTGATTCGACCACGTTCGAAATCACGGTTACTAACTACAGCGGGACAATCAACGCCAAGGACATCATAACGGTTTCGACCAATTCGATTAGCGGACTGAACGCCTACTCGATGGCCAGTTCGGATGCGCGGTATTTGCAGGGCGTTTGGACGAACGGGGTGGGGGTTGGGACAAATCCGGTTATCAACATCATTGTGGGCAGCAACCAGGTTGTTGTTGCTACGAATAACAGTTCGGCAGGCCGGACGGACGTCCATATTTCTGGCGCGGTGCTTGGCGGCGGGGCGGGGGAAGCGAACACGCTTTCGAGCCTTGGCACAGGCTGGCCATTGCCGACAACCAAGAGCGGCGTGGACCTGCGCGTGAATTCCATCACGAACGACACAAGCCTTTCCAGTTCGAGCAACGCCAACACCATTACGTTCAGTCGCGCGGCACTTACCGGGGCCATCACGGCGGCGGCCGGGGCGAATGCAACGTTTCTCGCTGCGGACGCGGTGCAAACAACGAACGTCGCCAACGCAGCAATTACAAAGGCGAAGATTGAGAATGTCACAGCAAGCAAGCTCTTGGGGCGCGGAGACTCTGGCGCTGGTGCGCCGCAGGAAATCACGATTGGATCCGGCCTGAGCCTGAGCGGTACGACGTTGAGCGCAACCGGCGGTGGTGCCGGGGAGGCGAATACCTCTAGCAATGTGGGTGACGGCGTTGGCATCGCGAACGCCAAGGTGAGCGTTGACCTGCCGTTCAAGAGCTTCAAGAGCGCCAACGCGCTGGCGAGCTGGTCGACCAACGCCACGAATATCACGCTTACAATCGACGACACTCCGCAGTTCACCTCGGTCTCGATAGGAGACATCGCAAGCGCGGATCTCCTGTCCGGAGATAGCTCCGGGTTCATCGTGGCGCGGGTGTCGTCCGGATTAAGTGTGGTTGGCCGGAGCGCAACCGGGTCGGGTGGAAGCGGAGACATCACGGCAGGCGCCAATGGCCAATACCTTAAGCGAACCAACGACACGGTTGTATTCGGGGTGATACCGGATGCGGACCTGCCGAGCACGATTGAGCGAAAGTCTCACATCGCAGGAAGCAACTACGTAGTCAACACGCGGGCGCTAACAGTTGCCGGAACATCGCTTGAGGTGGCTTCGAGCGCGGGCGCACTGGATTTGAGCGCGGACAGGACATGGACGCTTTCCTACGACCGCAGTGCGCGCCCAGCGGGTAATCCGGCATTCCTTGGTGGTTCGCTCAGTTTTGGGACGAACGGGGTCGTGTTCGAAGGCTTAACCGCGAACACATTTGAGGGGCTATTGATGGCCGCCGATGTGACCGCAGACCGGACATGGACGCTGCCGGACGCAGACGGAACAATGGCGGTGAGCGCAAGCGGTGCGGCGAGCCTGAGCGCGGCTGGGAACATCACAATAACGCGCGTCGGCGTGTATCGCGAGATTTGGATTCCAGCGGGGGCGATGACGCCAGCCGGGGTTAATGGGCCGTCAACGAATCAGTATGCTGGGGCGGATCGGTGGATAGACGTGTTCTCGTTCGACGATACGACGGCGGAGACAAATTATTTCACGGTGTCGTTCCCGGATGCGTGGGACCGCGGGACGATCAAGGCGAAGTACTATTGGACGGCATCGACGGGGACTGCTTCGCAGGGCGTGACGTGGGGAATCGCCGGGGCGGCAATCAGCGATGACGACGCACTCACGACGGCCTATGGCACCCGGTTCACCGTGACAGATGCGTATATCGCGTCAGGCGACTTGCATGTTTCTTCGGCAACTTCGGCAATCACGATCGGCGGAAGCCCGGCGCTGAACGACATGGTGATCTTTGAGGTGGTCCGGGTGCAGGACGTGGGCGACACGAAAACCGGGGACGCAAATCTAATCGGGGTAAAACTGCAGTATCTGGAATCCTCAACGGAGCCAAGCGCATGGTAAAATATCTCGCAATCCTCATGGCTGGAATGTTGAGCGCGCATGGGTTCGACTATCTGGTGTTTAACAGAACTTCTGTGCCGGTGACGAATCAGCCGGTAGGAAAGGTTGAACGATCACAGACGGTGTTGCCGAGCCTGCCGGGGAATTTCGGGGTGATGGTCTACAGCGACAACACAGGCACTAGCAACTGGAACGGAACGTTGCCCGCCCTGGCACTGGAGTGGTGCAAGGTGTCAAACAACCTGGTGGTGGCGGTGACGGCCGCGGAGAGTAATTCGATCGCGAGTGCACTGGCGGCGGAAGTGGTGGCGTCGAGGCAGGCGCGGGAACTGGCGGCGAAGCTGTCGGCAACGAACGCGCTGGTGAATTTTTTCGATAGCTCGCAGGGGCGGGTAGTGTTCGCGTTCATGGAAGCAACAATGGACCAGTTCAACAACATCCGAACGAACGCAGCCGGGAACACGAATTTCCCGGCGCTGACGCTGACCGGATTAACGAACGCAATCAAGGTTCGGATAAACGCGCAGGCGAACAATCAATGAACCGGCGCAAGTTCATAAAGGGCGCTTCGGGCCTGTTTGTTCCGGCGGCGTTCAGCATTCTCGTTCCTCGCACGCGCGGGCAGCAGGCATATTTACCGCATCGACGGGCGGCGTTTCGTAAGACAGCAGCCGCTGCCGCATCGACGGTGATGGAGTTCGACGGGACGGATGACAAGATTACCTACAGCGGAATCAATACAGCCGACAATACTTACAGCATCACTGGATGGATACGGCCGGCCAATTTCACGGACAGTTGGGAATCGATTCTGACGGTGGGCGGCGGTAATGGCGTCTATACGCGGTCGTCGTCGCTGCTCGTAGTGGCGACAAGCATTAACAATTGCAACTCGAGCAGCTCGCTCTCCGTCAACACATGGTATCACTTCGCGTACGTGAATAACGCGGGTTCATGGACGATTTACCTGAACGGATCGTCCGACAACACAGGTACGGGCGGCGGGACTATTGGCAGCATGACCCACTCAGGCGACAATGCGGGCTCTGACACGTTCAGCGGTCGCATCGCGCAATTGGCGGTATTCAGCGTGGCCATCTCCTCGACCGACGTTTCGGACCTGAAAAACAAAACGAAGACGCCTGCAGAAGTGGGCAACCTCATTGCCTGGTTGAAGCTCGACGAAGTTGCCGACGGAGCATCCGGCAACGGCACGACGTTCGCGGACAGCAGCGGCAACGGCAACAGCGGTACCGGCGACGACGGCGCAAACAACACCGGGTTAACCGGACGAACGGCGGACTATTGATTTTATGAAAATACTGATTGCACTACTCATGGTTATTGCGGCATCCGTCGCGCACGCCGCAAGCGTGCTGGTCGCGTTTGACGACAACGTGAATGTCGGCGTCACTTACAAGGTCTACTGGGGCACTAACTCGGGGGCGTACCCTAATTCTCTGGGCACTGGCACAAACAAGTTCGCCACGATTACCAACTTGAACTCTGGGGCGCGCTACTACTTCGCGGCCACCGCCGTCGGGCAGACGAATGAATCGGCGTTCTCGAATGAGATACAGCACGTTACGCCGCTGACGCCGCCAGTCATGCGGTCAGTCACGAATACCACGCAAGCCGCCGTAAGTCCTGGTGGCCCATGGAGCAGCCTCGCGATTCACGTCGTTGACATTCCGGACGGCTACAACTTTGTGAGGTCAGAGCTTTCGGCGCGGAAGTTGCAATAGACCCTCGCACCGCCACTTCGGTTACACGGCACATAGTGTTACTGACTTCACCCCAGTCGCGTTAAAGGGCGCAATATTGTAACATCGGCTTGCACGGACGCTTGGGGGGAGCACGGCTGAGGGAGCAGCGGAAAGGCTGGTCATATGCGTCCGTTTTATTTTGTACGTGGTCGCAATTGGGCGGCGGCGTTCCGGAAGAAAGACATACTGGCAGTTTGGAGGATATGCCGAGTACCTGTCTGCTTGATGCCGGCCCCATCTACTCGCTTACGGTTTGTGGTCGCTTCTTGTAAGGTCGCGCACGTCGGGCTCGTTTTGGTTGCGTGTGTTCCTTGATCTCATTCGGCGTGATTGGTGGGAGCTTTAAGCGTCGCTCCTCGGCATTACAGTAGTCCTCCATTGCAATGCGCAGCCAGTCGGCAGAGTCGCTCAACCGTGCGTGCGCAGCAAGTCGCTCCACGCGAGCCTTTAGTTCAAGCTCGCAGCGAAACTTAATCGTCGCGTCAAACCCCATGCAGATCCCGGCTTTGAGGCTTCAGGGCACGGGCCGCGTAATCGCGCAATGCGTCGCGCACGATATCAGAGGTGTCAACCTTGCGCTGCATGGCCGCGAGCCGGTACGTTGTTTCCAGTTCCGTCTCACAACGAGCCTTCAGCAACCCATTAAACGATACCTTCACTATCAGTTTCGGTGTCATACGGTTGCCTTCCATGTGCCACAAAAGGCCACAAATTGTCAAGGTTTAATTATTTCAAAGAAAAGTGGTTGACAACTTGTGCCCTGATGTGACACGCTGAGACTCAGATGGACACAGTAGCACCTGCAACCTTCGATGCGCTGATAAAATTCCGCGCTCCTTCTACCCTCAAAGCCCGCCTCGACCGTATCGCGGCAAAGCGCTCCAAGCACCCGGCGGAGGTCTACCGGGAGGCGGCTCAAGAGAAGGTGGAACGAGAGGAGCGCCGAATGAAACGCGAGCTGGCGACAAAATAGAAAGGCAACCTGTGCGATTTTACGATTACAACAAGGCCCGCGAACTGATTGAGCAGTTCAAGCCAGTAAGAGCAACACTTGGTATGCGCGAGGACTGGTCATGGACCGCCAAAGATGTCTACGAGGACGGCAGATTCATTGTTGATCTATTCGGTGGCGACATTGTTAAGACCAATGCTGAATGCGATGCCGAGCTTGCCGCTGCGCTCAAGGATGTCACCGATGGGGCTGCCAGACTTGATCTGCTCGTGTCTGTGCAGAAAAAGTATGGCCACGCACTGCAAGGCATATGCGGGTCGTGCTGGGCAACGCCGTCGCTACGGATGGAATTTGCAGACGGTGCAGAGCGTCATTTTGAGTGCTTTATCCAGTCCGGCGAACAGAGCGAACCGTACGTGCGCCCCGTGCTGGGCTGCTTGTCCGGGCCGTGTCAAGACGCCATTGAGTGCGTGCCGCTTGAGTCCGTCCAGCCCTCCATTCAACCAACCCGCGAACTGGTGGGGAAGTAGGGGTATGAAATACCGACGTAAACCAACCGAAATAGAGGCTTGGCAATATGACCCGCGTGCAGATGGTCAACCCGGCGTGTGCCATTGCGCGAGCGATGAGTGCGGCAGGGTCGCGCACGTCCACACAATGCACGGCAACCAAACCGTTCGACTGGCTCCGGGTGATTGGATTGTCCCGGAACCAGACGGTAATCATTTTTACCCGGTTAAACCAGACGTGTTCGCGTCAACCTACGAGCCGGTTGGGGTAGATGAAACATACGAGGCCGCAATGTCCGACCGACCATGACCCCTAAACCAGCCAACCTGCCGAGAACTATATGAGCAAACCAATCAGAATCACCAAGCCAATCGTCCTTAAGCTGCTGTCGATAGTTGATACCGGACTGATTAGTGGTACCGGTTCCGCGCCAGTGCCGGGGGCAGTATGTATTGAACAAGCTGTCTGCATGGCGCTGGGCCTGCCGCACTCAGACGATCCTGTTTGTGTGTCGCGTGCCGTCCGAGCCGTCAAGATTGCGCTGAACGATTCGGCATGGTCGAGCAACGCGGCCCGCGCCAAAGGGATGCGGAAATTGGCCGTAGCGCAGCTTGGCACCAGCGACGTAATTGATGATGTCGGGTTCGCAAAGAAGCTGGCCGAACAGACCATTCGAAAAATGGTCCCGCGTGCGCTTCGTAGTGCTGCGTCGGTAGTCCCGTATCAGGCCAACAAACTGGAAGCGGCTGCGGTGAAGTGCGAACAGGACGGCACCAGTGATGCCGCGAGTTATGCCGCGAGGGCCGCGAGTGATGCCGCGAGTTATGCCGCGAGGGCCGCGAGTGATGCCGCGAGTGATGCCGCGAGGGCCGCGAGTGATGCCGCGAGTGATGCCGCGAGGGCCGCGAGTTATGCCGCGAGTTATGCCGCGAGTTATGCCGCGAGGGCCGCGAGTGATGCCGCGAGTGATGCCGCGAGGGCCGCGAGTGATGCCGCGAGTTATGCCGCGAGGGCCGCGAGGGCCGCGAGGGCCGCGAGTGATGCCGCGAGGGCCGCGAGTGATGCCGCGAGTTATGCCGCGAGGGCCGAAGCCCGCGACCGTGAACTAACCTTCTTCGCTGATCTTGTCCTTGACGTGCTGATTGCACTGAAAGCACCCGGCGCGAAGTGGCTCAAATACGCGGAGGCAGCATGAGCACCAACCTGCCGAGTGATGGGGCTGCTGTGTCGAGTGAGGCGAGAGAGGCTGCCCAATGGGCCATTGATAATGGCATGGGCTACATGGCGCGAGCGACGCTAGAGGGATTTGCCCAGCGAGCAATCGACAAGGCGACGGCTGAGTTGAAGCAGAGCCTTAGCTTGATGACGACCGACGCGATCAATCTCCGCGCAGAGCGTGACGAATTGCGGCGCGATAAGGAGCGGGTTGAGCGCCAAGCCCTGAGCTTGGCCGTAGAGATTGACAGACTGCGGCAAGTAATCCGCCTGTTCCACCGAGAGACGCGAGATTATTACGAACCAACTGGTGAGCCGGTTGACGCCGCCCTAACTACAAAGGAGCCGAAGTGACCGCCTCGAAGGAAACTGATTTGCCGTCCGACCTGCCTGGATACAGGCGGACAAGGAATGGATATTTTAGGATTTGCGCCCACGTTCAGTTACCAGACGAGGACAAATGCAGCGGCCGGTTAAGCTGTTTAGCTGACAGCGGATCGTCAGCAGCACCAATCCAAGCGAGAGAAGGTAATGAAGCAGTTCTCGGCGGGGCGCATTTGGATTTTGGCGGCGGCGTGGAAGGACACGCAGGTGGGTCAATCCCGAAAGGCTCTTTCACCAATTGCGGTGAGGGCGTAACGGTCTTAGGGGACACAGACTCGTCATCCTACCGAAAAGCGACTGGCGAGAATCAACCCCCGCCCAGCCGGAATCAAGCCCGGCCCGCCAATTCAATCAAGGGAAGGTGGACATGAGCGCCCGAACGGTCATCCGATTTCCGCTCGACCCGAACAGTTACCGGAATCGCGCCGCGCTCATCGAAGCCAAACGCATCGCCGAACTGCCAGCCGAACAGCGTCAGATCGCAATCGCCAGTCTGATTCTCGGCCACGCCAACCAGGATGTTGACCGCGTCGCATTCCAAGCGCGACTCGCCGCGATGAGTGGAGGGGGAAGGAATTAGATGAACATGCTCTCTCTCGCAGCCGTTCACCGTGCCTTGCGCGCCGCCGGCCACAACATCCCGCGCCCGCTGCTCTATCGACTGCGCGACGAAGGCAAGCTTCCCTTGGTTGATGGCAAGACTACGCCTGACTCGGTGCTGAACTATCTACGTCAAACTTTGGGAATTCCAGTTTCGCCAAAGCCGAGCGCAGGTCGCTCTCGGGATACCGATTGTAATGGTTGTGAACCAACGCCGAGGCGTGATCGCAAATTTGCATCGCCGTCCAACGGTCAATCCCGGCGCGTCGCATCCGTGAAATGAACGTCACGCGGCAACAATGAAAAGTAAACTTCTGCATCCCAAGCTTGTCGAACAGGGCGCGCCACATTCGCGTGGAGTGCGACGGCCCAATGGTGTGCGTATGCGTTCCTTCGATGGACCGCAGAAGCGGCAACAGGGCGGGGTGAAAGGGCTTCGTCTTAACCTTCCCGCCTTTGACGCGCACGGTGTAAGTGCAGTTCATCAGGTCGAGGTCTCGCAGTGCAATCTTGGTCTCGCTGATTCGTCGGCCAGTGTGAAGGGCAATCTCGAATTGAATCGTCATCCAGCGCGGCCACTTGGCGCCGTTCGTTTGTTTCCCGCCGGCAAGCTCCGACCGAACCGCGGCAATGTCGGCATCGGAAAGTTCCTGCCGCTCCTCTCGCTGGACAGTCTTAAGCCGCATCGCCGAGCACGGGTTAGCGACGCAGAAGTCTCGACGGACGGCTTCGTTCATTATCAACCGCATCGTGGACAGGTCGTCTCGCGCCGTGTTCTGCGAAACGCCGTGCTCCGTGATCCTGTGCGTTACATAATCCTGGCAGTGCGCGTACGTGAGCTGGCATGGGACGCCGACGCCGACAGTGCGCCAGTAGTCGCTAAGGTTGTTCCATCGGACGAGGTATTGCTTCAGTGTGGCCTTGTTCGTGGCATGCTGCTTGAGGAACGGCACAACCCATGTTTCCCACGCCGCGCCGCCGGGGGTGACGGCAAAAGATTTCTCTGCTTGGTTGCGCTGGTTAAGCAGTCGGTTCGCGGCGCGCACGGCTTCACGGCTGTCGCGCCGCAACTTCGTCGATTCGCGGCGGACCTCGCCGAGCGCCGTTCTGTATTCGATGTAGACGAACGGACTTCGCGGCCGGTAAAAGAGACGCGCCATGAGTGGGCGTTAGTGTGCGGAGTGCGCCGGAATTATGCAAGTCAGGCGTGCTTGAATCTGTCCGTTCCTGCTGTGTTCTGCTCGATTGTGTTGGAAACTGCTTATACGCTGAATGATGTTGATTTTCGATCTCGCGCGGCCCGACGTTTTGCCGGTGCACGATCTTTCGATCCGAAAAGGGTTCGCGATGGTTTTTCGGAAACGCAAACTTCCGAAACCCGAAGCGATTCGGAAATACGGGGAGTTGTGGAAGCCGCACCGCACGACCGCCGCGCTCTATTTGTGGCGCGCGAGCGTGTTGTAGCCGCCTCGGTTACGGCGAAAAGCGCAAGCGGTACGAGCGATGTGAGTGCGCCGGAGCGTCTGTGTCCATGACCTGGCCATCGACGGCAATGTGATTGATGGTGCGGAGCGTGGTCCAGTTGGTGAGGTTCGCGTCGCTAACTTCCAGAACGTAGGTTCCCGCCGCCGCTTTGTAATTCAATTCGAACTGGCCGTTGAGGAGACGGCGGCCGGAAACAAGCTGCGGGCGCACGGTCAGGAGGGCGGACTGGCTGAGCACGTTTCCGGCTGAGTTCGCCACCGAGACGCTATAGGCCCCTGTGTTGGTGTGCTGGATGTTGCTCAA